CCAGATTGGAAGTTCAGGATATTCCGCCAAGATTGGAAGTTCAGGATATTCCGCCAAGATTGGAAGTTCAGGAAATTCCGCCCAGATTGGAAGTTCAGGATATTCCGCCCAGATTGGAAGTTCAGGAAATTACGCCCAGATTGGAAGTTCAGGAAATTCCGCCCAGATTGGAAGTTCAGGAGATTCCGCCAAGATTGATTCAACAGGAAAAAACTCAGTAATTATGGCTGCCGGATTCAAGTCTATTGTTAAGGCTACTATTGGAAGTTGGATTACTTTAGCTGAATACGGAAGAGATAAAAATGGAGTATTAGTTCCGGTGTGTGTAAAAACCGAATATGTGGATGGAGAACGCATCAAAGAAAATGTCTTCTATACACTTCGCAACAAGCAATTTGTTGAAGTAAAGGAGGCAGAATAAATTGGCTAAAATGAAGAATTATAATTGCTCGGCAGAAGGGGAAATCAGCTATGTGTCCATTTGGAGTGATAGAAGAATTCGCAAAATGGAACGGCTGAGAGGCACATTGAAGTTCGTGAGAGCTTTTCTTATAGCTGCATGCGTAGTATTCACGATTTCACATATGGTTGCAGGAGTTTAAAAGGAGGGAAAATAATGTATATTAATCCGTTTTTAGCAGGTGCTATTTCCATTGTTTTACTGGAATTGATTCTTTTTTTTGTGTGGGGGATTTACAACACATGGAAAAAGTAAAAGTGAAAAAGGAATGCGACACCTGCCTTTACGAATACACATGTGACTGGAGTCCGGCAGAAAACGGATGGACTTGTACGAACTGGACAGGGGACATGAACAATGAGAACAAAAAAATTAGTGAGGTGGCAGAAAGAAGCAGTCTCGGCAATGCATTTGCGTGCGGATGATTGGGAGCTTGTAGAAGAGCGGGAATTTTACCTAGTCATTTCTAACAAGGCAACTGGCAAGAGGCGGTTTGTTGATAAATTTCTGAGGAGGCGAAAATGGGACAGAACCTGGTAGATTCAATACGGATCCCTAGAATGGAATACAAAGAGCTTATCGTTTTAAGGGCTCGGGTTGAAATTCTCGTAGGGATGCTTGAAAAAGGGGAGCACTTGAACAATTCAGAGGTTATCAATATTTTGGGCCGGGAATATACCAAATGGAGGTAATGATGCGAATAAGAATTTTACGGATGATCGTGGAAAATTTCATGAATTATGTAGAGAAGACATTTGATTTTTCTGATTTCACTAGCATTTCGGGAAGAAATGGGATTGGAAAATCAAGCATTGCGACCGCATATAACTGGTGCTTATTTAATTGCGACTATGATTTAAGAGATAACCCAGTAGTGCGCAGGGAGGTAAACGGGAAACCGGTTGATGATGTGGATGTAGCTGTCACACTGGTGCTTGATGTGGAAGGCAAGGAAGTGACGATGCGTAAGGTGCAGAGACGTACATATAGTAAGTCTGGAGATTCCTATAAGGATGATAATAAATATTTCGTCAACGATGCTCCGAAAACGCTGAAGGATTTCAATGCGTATCTGAAAACAGACATGAAAACGCTTTTGATGTGTAGCAATATCAATGCTTTTTTGAACCAGAAACCGGCAGAAATGAGAGAGTTCTTGTTTGGAACAGTTGAGGATGTTTCCGGCATTGATGTCGCGAAGAAAAAAACAGAATTATCAGCGCTGGCGGTGCTACTTGAGAGATACAGTGCTGATGAAATTGAAGCGATGAATAAAAAGGTCATTGCTGATGTTAATAAAGAATTGCCGATTTTGGATGGACAGATCAAGGAAAAAGAGCGAGATATTCAGTTTAAATCAGATGTTGATGTTGCTGAACTGGAACTTAAGAAGAATGCGCTTGAAGAAGACATTAAACGGACTGTTGAAGAGTCGGAGAAGAATGAGAAGATTTTTGAAAGTTTTAAAAAGATTTCTGATGAAATTCTTGAATTGAAGCTAAAGCAGTCCAAGCTTCAGAATGAAAATGATGAAATTTTTCTTAAAAGGAAAGGAAAGCTTAATGATGAAATCCTTAAAAAGAAATTTCTCATTTCCGATACTAAAATGACTATTAAAGATACTCTAATGGGTATTGACGCTAGTAAAACAACGATTGAAAGGCATAAGAAACATATTGATTTATTCAGAAAAAGGTGGACGGAAGAAAATAATCGAAAAGTTGAAGATTTAGGGCGTTTTTGCCCGTATTGCAAACGGGAGATTCCAGATGAAATAAGAAACAAACACATTGCTGATTTTGAAAAGGAAAAGGCACTCAAACTTAGGAAAATTGCCGTAGATGGAGATCTGACGAAAAAACGTCTGGATGATGAGATTTTAGAATTGGCTCGTCTGGAAAAAGAAGTTAAAGAACATAATGAATCTTTGGAGATGCTTGAGTCTGCCAAAAGTGAATTGGAATGCAAATTGAATCAGATTGAAGATTTGACGGATATTACGGAAACGGCAGAATACAAAGATTTGCAAGATAAGATTGCTGAAAAAGAAAAGCAGCTCCAGAATTATGGGGATATTTCAGAATACCGTGAAAGAATACGGGAAAAGGAAAAAGAGTTAAGAAAGAGCTTATTGCATTGCGAAAAAACGCTTGCGTTTGCTAATACGGAGGAAGACGAAAAACGGCTGGAAGCTTTGAAAGGCGCGAAGCTTGATGCAGTGCAGAAACAGGCTGATGCAGAAAAGGTCTTAGACATGTTAAATGAATTGAATATGGCAAAGAATGACTACCTGTCCGATGAGATTAACAACAAGTTCGATTTAGTTAAATGGAAACTTTGGGAACTGAACAAATCAGGCACTTATAAGAACGTCTGCATTCCTATGGTAGACGGGAAATCAATCTTAACTACAAAGAGTAATAAAGGCAATCGCATTCTTGGGAAAGCTGACATTTGCTGTGGAATTCAGAAAATTACAGGAATCAATGCTCCTATCTGGTTGGATGATTGCGAATCACTGGATGCTGAGAATCAGAAGAATATCAGAAATATGGTGGACGGGCAGCTGATAGTGCTGATTGTAAATAATGAAGAAAAATTGAAGGTGGAGGGAAAATAAATGGCAGATACACAGGTAGCAGTAGCAGAGGAAAAGAAAAATGAAGTGGTACAGCCGAAAAACAAAGTGACGGATTATAGCCTGGGGATCTTCGGAACGTCTGATAACTTCATCATGGCAATGCAGATGGCAAAGGCGCTCTCAAGTTCTACGATTGTCCCGCAGACATTCCAGAAAAACGACTCAAACTGCCTTATCGCGATCGAACAGGCACAACGACTGAGGGTCAGCCCGCTGATGGTTATGCAAAATCTGTATGTGATTCAGGGAAGACCGTCATGGAGTTCCAAGTTTTTGATTGCAGCTATTAACAATTCTGGCAAGTTCGACATGGAATTACAGTTTGACGAAGCAAAGGACAAAGAGGGAAAACCATTTTCTTGTGTGGCATGGACTATGAAAAATGGCAGACGTGTTGAGGGTATGACAGTAGATATGGACATGGCAAAAGCTGAGGGATGGCTTGCGAAGAATGGAAGCAAATGGAAAACTATGCCACAGCTGATGCTGAGATACAGAGCTGCGTCTTTCTTTTCAAGCCTTAACTGCCCGGAACTGACTATGGGACTGTATACGAGAGAGGAAATGGAAGATAATGATTTCAAGAAATACCCGATGGAAGAGTTACAGGAGCAGGTGCAGCACGAAATTGAAGCTAATGCCAATGCGGTGGAATTTGAACCGGAAGAAGAGCAGAAGATGGTTGAAGAATCAGATGGACAGCAGGCTATGCCAGAGTTTATGAAATAGGGAGATGAAAAAATGAAGAAAATTTTTAAAATGCTTTTAATTTCTGCACTTATAGCAGTTATGATTTTAGGCACGTGTGGATGCAGCACCGCAGACACAGTAAACCATAATCTCAACAAAGAAGCTAACGAGTTCAATGTATATCGTAGAATCACAGTCACAAATGCCAGAACAGATACGATTATGTTGCAGGCGGAAGGATATATGTCATTAAGCAATAACAGTGACAACGAACTGGTGGTTACATTTAAAACAGGAGACGATCGTTATTATAAAGACTACATATATCTGAATGATTGGACGTGTTATGTGATGGAGCAAGTAGAGCCGAAATCCACGGACAAATATCATTATGAACTGGTATTTTATCCGGAAAGGCTCGTGCCGAATATTGAAATTAAGTAGGGGGACGTTATGAGAGTTATTTCGCAGGACGGAACGATGGATGTTCCGTATGAAAAATTTATATTTTACATAGCTGCTGATAATAGCATAATTGCGACAAGGAATTTCGAAGGATATCCAGATAGCCTTTTTAGCGGGAGAATTGCTGAATATTCGTTCAGGGAAAAAGCCTTGAAAGCCATGGAAATGCTGAGAACGACATATTTATCGAGGATGGAGCTGGAAGGCGGTTACGACCAAATAAATGGGTGTTATGTTCAGCCAAATTTTTGGGTACTCCCAAAAGTTTTCCAGTTCCCGAAGAATGAGGAAATCGAGGTGTAGAGCATGTTCTTAAAGACAGTTTCAACGGGCAGTATCGGTAACTGTTATCTGTTACAGGAAAACAACGGAGAAACACTTATCCTTGATTGCGGCGTACCGCTCAAGGACATCAAAAAAGGTCTGGACTGGAATATCCGGAATGTGGCTGGATGCATCGTGACACACGAACACAAAGACCATAGCAGAAGCGTAAAAGACCTGCGCAATATGGGAATAAGAGTTATTGCCCCGTATGAAAGCGGTGAAGTTCACTCGATGCATTTCAAACTGGGGGGATTTGACATACAAGCTTTTGAAGTGCCGCACAACGGAACTTGGTGTAATGGATTTTACATCAAAACACCATTGCCGGATGAACAGAGAATCCTTTATATGACCGACTTGGAGTATTGTCCGTACAGCTTTAAGAAGCAACGCATTAATCACATGCTGATTGAGTGCAACTACATTGCGGACATGGTAGATTCGGATTTGCCGAACTTTTGCCACAAGGTAAAGGGGCACTGTGAGCTTCAGACCACTAAGGGCATTGTGGAGACGAACAATTCAACCGACCTTAGAACCGTCATATTGTGCCATATGGGATGTAAAACATGTGACAACGATAGAATTGTTGCAGAAGTCCAGAAAGTAGCACCACAGGCTCATGTGTGCGTTGCAGAACCTTGGAAAACAATAGAATTACGGACAGATAATTGCCCGTTTTAGAAAGAGAGGTAACAGAAATTGAATAAAGTTAGCTTAGTTGGGCGTTTAGTCAGAGATCCGGAGGTTAGATATTCACAGGGTCAGAACTCTACAGCAGTAGCAAGATTTACCCTTGCTGTGGACCGTAGATTCAAAAAAGAGGGCGAAGCAAACGCAGATTTCATTAGTTGCATTGCATTTGGAAAGACCGCAGAGTTCATTGAAAAGTATTTCTTTAAAGGGATGAGACTCGGCGGATCTGGAAGAATCCAGACTGGCAGCTATACTAAGCAGGACGGCACGAAGGTTTATACCACAGACGTTGTTCTGGATGAAGTGGAGTTTGTAGAAAGTAAGTCCCAGTCTCAGGACGCACAGCCACAGAGCGCTGATTCTGATGGATTTATGAGTATCCCAGATGGAGTGGATGACGTTGGTTTACCGTTTAACTAAATTTCTTAAATAGTCAATAAATTATTGAAAGGAGACCGACCTCCGGCCGGGGTAACGCTATAGCAGGTCTTCTGAAAGATGAAAAAGAAAATTAAGTGTGAGATATACAGAGATTCAATGCAGAATTACAAAAAATACGGAATCAGACCGGCACAGCTGATTATTGCCGATGTCCCGTATTGCTGTGGGAACAATTTTTATGGCAGTAACCCGATGTGGTATAAGGGCGGCGACAATGCCAATGGAGAAAGCAAACTGGCAGGAAAAGCAGCATTCAATTCAGATTTCAATTTCAACCTGTATGAATACTTCCATTTTTGCAGCCGGATGCTAAAAAAAGAGGACACTAAAAAATCCATCAGAGGACGTAGCAGCGACAGCCCATGCATGATTGTGTTCTGCGCGTTTGAGCAGTGCGGAACGCTTATTAAGGCGGCCAAGAAGCACGGATTTGTGCACTACATACCATTGGTGTTTGTCAAAAATTACAGTCCACAGGTTCTTAAGGCGAATATGCGGATTGTAGGGGCTACCGAGTACGCATTGGTATTTTATCGGGATAGGCTCCCCAAGTTCCGAAATGGGGCACAGCGGGACGAAAACGGAAAGACAATTCGAGGAACCGGAAAGATGATATTCAACTGGTTCTCATGGGAGAAGGATGGGAAAGATATTCCGAAAATTCATCCAGCGCAGAAACCGGTAGGTCTGTTGAAAAAACTGATTGAGGTATTCACAGACCTGGGGGATGTAGTAATTGATCCGTGTTGTGGCTCAGGCTCTACGCTTCGGGCGGCTGTGGAGAGCGGCAGAAGCGCTTATGGATTTGAGATTGACCGGAACTTCTATGAACGTGCCAAGAACGAAATGCTGATGTTTGAGCGTGATGAGCAGATGACCATAGAAGATTTCCCGGAGGTGATGCCATGATTAACGGAGAGCTGATTGTAGACAACTTTGCCGGTGGAGGAGAAAGCACCGGGATCGAAATGGCAACGGGGTATTCCGTGGACATCGCGATCAATCATGATCCGGAAGCGATTAAAATGCACAAGGTTACCGTTTAACTAGATTTCTTAAATAGTCAATAAATTATAGGAAGGGAGCCGAGACTCTGGCCAGAGTGATGCATATGCGGTCTCCTTTAAGAAAATGGAATCAGTTTTAGAGAGAATGAAACGTGAAGGAACGAGCGAAAAAATCGCGTCCTTCATGGTTAAGGAGAAACAACCATATGAGTTCAAACGTAAATATGCACAAATCAGAGTGGAAGAATTTGCGCAGGAATGTGACAACAGAGGATTGAATTGCCATGTGTCAGTAGGTGGACTGGACAGCATTGTTTTGTATTTGTTCATCAACGAAGTGTGCGGTATTGAAGTTCCGGGTGTGAGCGCATCGTTCCTGGAAGATAAATCCATACAGAGGGTGCATAAGGCACTGGGAATAATCAATATTCCACCACTTGAACGGGCAGATGGTACGAGGTGGACAAAACAGAAGGTTATTCAGGAATTCGGGTTCCCGGTCTTAAGCAAGGAGATTGCAGCGAAGATCGAACTTTTGCAGAATCCATCTGAAAGGAATAAAACCGTGCGCCATGCAATCATAACTGGAGAAACAGGAGAATATGGCGGCTGGCAGAAAAACAGCCGCATGAGGATGAGTCAGAAGTGGCTTGAAAAGTTTGGTGGATACGAGAATGAGAACGAGGGAACAAATTATCAGAAGCCGGATTTCAAAGTTTCGTCCAAATGCTGCTACTACCTCAAAGAAAAAAACAGTGATGACTGGGGTAAGGCACATAATTCGGTTCCGTTTTTGGGGCTGATGGCTTCAGAGGGCGGGAGAAGAGCAAAGAGTTTGAGAATGCATGGATGTAATTACTTCGGGAAGTCCACAATTCGATCGGCACCATTTGCAATCTTCGGAAGACAAGATATTTTAACTCTTGCTCTTGAAATGGATGACATGTGGAGATCTGGGCTGAAAGAGAAGTATTACGAGAAGCTATTGAAAGAGGGAAAGATCGCAGAAACCTTTCAAATGCCTGAGACCATTATTCCAGAGATATATGGAACGATTGAGCATGATAGCACTAGAGCGTTGAGAACTACGAAGGCACAGCGGACAGGCTGCTCCATGTGTGGCTTCGGAATCCACATGGAGAAACGTCCACACCGGTTTGATCTGCTTTACCAAGATAGCCCAAAAGAATGGGATTATCTGATGTTCCATCTTTGCAAAGATGAGAATGGTAATGATTACGGTTGGGCGAAGGTGCTTGATTACATCGGTGTTGGATGGCGGCTAGAAGAAATCGAAGAGGGAATTCCCGGTCAGATAAGCATTACAGACTTCCCGGAGGTGATGCCATGATTGACGGAGAGCTAATTGTAGACAACCGATACCGATGGCACTGGTAAAAGCAAATCTGAAAGAATTATGCGTTGCAAAGAGGCTGCCAAACTGCCGCGCGGATCGCCTGGGAGAAGATGCAGGAGGGCAATTAAGATTCGCATAAAATCGAAGAAAAAAATAGAAATAAAGGGAGGTGGCACCGTTGGACAAAGCAAAACCTGAGGCTGAATGTTGCGCCAACTGCAAGAACTGTGTAGCATATCCGAAAAACAACCGGTATGGAGACGTTGATTATATGTGTTTGATTAGCGGTTATTATATCGCCGGAGCACACAAGGATCGAAACAAGGTTCGGCGCCTTACTCCGGGCGGCAGAAAACTTGAATGCAGGTATGAAAAATCAAGCGCGGAAACGATGAGAACGTGAGACGCAGAAAGAAATTCGGGCAAATTAGAAAGGAAAGTATATGAATATAGGTAAAGCTTGTGGAATTTTTAAACAGATTGAATCAGACAAGTATACAGACATAGAAAAAACTATTGCCATAGATTCCGTATTGAATATGGAAACGCACAACGGAGTAACAAAAGATGAAATTTTGAGAGCATTTAAGTGGTTTTTAAATTCAGAGAGAGAGCCGGAAGAACAGAAGGAGGAAAACAGATGAGAAGCACGGATGAAATTTTGAAAAATAAACGGATCTGGGATCACAAAGCACAGTTCCCGTTCTTCCACACGGCAATGGTAAAACTGCCGGATTGTGGAACGTGTAGTGTAGTTTGGAACGGTAGTGAAGATGGATATGAACACGTGAGCGTATCCCCAACGCATAAGTTCAAAGTTCCAACATGGGATGATATGTGCGTCCTAAAAGACATCTTTTTCGAGGATGAGGAAGAAGCATACCAGATTCATCCGAAGAAGAGTGAATATATAAACCTTTCCCAAAACTGCCTGCACCTGTGGAAACCAAAAGATCACGAATTGGGAGAGCTGGTAAAAAATGAATGAGCTTAATGTGAAAGTTGGAGATAAGGTTTTGTTGAGTGGCGGCTATGGGATTAATAAACACGAAAAGATAGCAACTGTAGAAAGGATCACGCCGACGGGAAGAATCAAGGTTAGTGGATCAACGTCATATTTCAACAAGTATGGAGATGAAATGAGGAAGTCTGATTCTTGGGCGCTCAAATACTATTTGAAAATTCCGACTCCAGAAGACTTTAAAAGAATAGAAGATAGAGACTTTATAAGAAGAGCGCTACGTATAGTGGAGAAGCTTGAACTGAGTATGACACTAGAACAAGCGAAAAAGATAATCGAAGCTTTTGGAGGTGAAGCGTAGGTGGATTATAAAAAACTGAGACAGACTAAGGCTATAGAGCGGAAGAATAAGCAGCTGTTTTTGAAACTCAACAAAAAATTGAATGATAGCAGCGGAATTTACATCTTGTTTCGGACGGATGAAAATGATATCAAGTATTTTTATTGCGGTCAGGCAAAGCATATACTTTCTAGACTTGCACAGCATATGTCCGGATATCAACATATAGACTTGAGCCTCAAGAAGAGGGGCTTGTGGTCTGAAAATAATCCTTATGGGTGGATAGTGTTTTTTAAGAATTACCAGGAAAAAGAGCTTGATGAAAAAGAACAGTTTTGGATTCTTGAGATGACAAAGAGAGGCTATCAGTGTCGGTATAATAAGACGGCCGGAGGGCAAGGAAGTGGAAAGGAAAAGATAAATGAGTTCCGGCCGGCAAAAGGATACCGAGACGGAATACAGCAGGGCAGAAAAGCAATGGCCAGGGAGTTATCATCCATTGTGGAAAAGCACCTCACAATTACTTTGAGAGCCGAGAAACAAGGGAACAAGATTTCTGAGCGGCAATTTGAGAAATTCAAAGAGTTGTTAAATGAGGGGACATTGGAATAACTTTTGGAGATGTTAAATGGATAAGGGATGGATAAAATTACATAGAAAAATTCTTGATTGCTCTATTTGGAATAGTAGAGAACCGTTCGATAAGAGATCGGCGTGGATAGATATTTTACTTTCAGCTTCGCATAAGGACTTAAATTTGATGATCGGCGGAATTGATGAAAAAATCCCCAGAGGGAGTTTTATGTTCAGCATCGAAAAACTGTGCGATAGGTGGGGCTGGTCCAGGAACAGAGTCAAGAGATTTCTTGCGCTGCTGGAGCGCGAACAGATGATAGAGACAAAAAGGACGAATAAAGGGACGCTTATAAGTGTACTTAATTATAATGCTTTTCAGTCGGTGGAAGAGGTGACGGAGAAAGAGACTGAAATATCTGACGCACATGAAACCGCAAAAAAAGTAGCACGTTTTATCCCTCCCACCGTTGATGAAGTACAGGCATATTGTGAAGAAAGGAAGAATGGGGTTGATGCTCGGTGCTTTGTAGATTTTTATGAGTCAAAAAACTGGGTTGTTGGAAAAGCAAAAATGAAGAACTGGAAAGCTGCCGTTAGGACCTGGGAAAGAAACAGGAGAGATAAGGTAACTAGAAATACTGTGAATGCAAACAATTCTTCGCAGTTACAGTATTTACTTGAGTCGATGGAATAGAGGTGTAAACGTGACTTTAGATGAAACAAAGAAGGTTATTGCAGTGATTATATCGGCCTATCCAAATTACCATCCGGCCGATATTAAAGCGGTGGTGTCTGTGTGGAAAGAGTTGCTTGAAGAGCATTCGTATGAGTGCGTGAGCACGGCATTGAGAATGTATATGTCAACGGATTCTAATGGATTTGCACCATCTCCGGGGCAAATTATAGAACGGGTAAAGCTGCTTACCTCAGAAAGGCGCTTGAACGAAATTGAAGCATGGACGTTGGTTCGCAAGGCAATACAGAATAGCGGCTATAACAGCGTTGAAGAGTATGCTAAGTTACCGGAGGAAGTTCAGAAAGCGGTCGGGCAGCCGGAGCAGCTTAGAATATGGGCACTTGATGAACATTACAATGAAAGCGTGGTAAGCGCGGCATTTATGCGAAGTTACAGAACTGAGCTGAAAAGAAGTGAGGATATATCGAAATTGCCTCAGAAGCTCCAGGAAAATATTAGGGGAAAAGAGGGGAAACAATACGCTGAAATCACAAGGAAATTTCAAGAGGCGGTAGAAAGACTTTCCGCAGAGAAGAAGCTGGAAGGCAAACTTGAGGTCAGCAAAAGCCAGATGCCAGAAAGATGCGTCCAAAAAATGGCAGAAATGAAAATGATAGGGGGTGCGCTTTTTTGAGAACTGATGATGAAAGAGAAAGGAACACTTACCTCAAAAGAATGTGGGTTCATCGAAGAATAGACAATGGATTGTGCCCTAAATGCGGGAAAGAAAACCATTCTGGAAACTATTATTGCGATGAGTGCCGAATAAAAGAGGCGAACAGGTGCAAAGAAAATCGGATTAAATTAAAGGAAATGGGAATTTGCCCGAAATGTCAAACAGAAATGTTATTTGGAGATGAAAGAACCTGTTTAAAATGCAAAGAAAGAGCGGCGGTTTACAGAGAAACGCATCCGCTTAATCAGGTGGAGAAGATGAGGATACTGGAAAGCAACCGAAAAAGGGCTAAATCTAAATACAAAGAATGCTCTGAAAATGGTATTTGTACCAGATGTGGAAAGAGACCATCAAAACCCGGAAGAAAAAAATGCGCGATATGTCTTTTAAAAGATGCAGAAGTGCATCGCATAAGATATAAAAGTGAAAAGATGAGCAGAGAAGAAAAGGAGGCAAAAGGGCTGTGTATTTACTGTGGAAAACCTTTGGATCACACACATAGGAAACTATGTGCAGAATGCTGGGAGGAATGTCATGAGAGAGGTGTTAGAAATGTTAGAGAACATCCGGAATTGAGAATAAAATGGAAGCAAGCGAACAGGCTTATTTCTAGGAATAAGCAATAGTCAGGGGAGGGCTTATGCGGTCAAGTTTCAAGAGACTTAGTAAGCCGGAAGTTGAAAAAATCACAGAATTGACAAACTTTACTGATGAAGAACTGAATATATTTAAAATGCTCTGTAAAGGAAGGAGTCTTGAAGAAATATCCTTTAAGATGTCAATGTCAAAATCGACAGTAAGCAGAAGAGTAAAAGAGATAAAAATTAAGGTAGGAGGCGAAAGATTGATAAAGACAATTCCTACATGGGAAAAAGTTACCATGACAATAGATGAGGCGGCAGAATATAGCAATATTGGGATTAACAAAATCAGCGCAATGCTCAATGAACCCGGATGCACATTTGTATTGTATGTCGGGAAGGGAAAGAGGCTTGTGAAAAGGAGAGAATTTGAACGATTCTTAGAAAAAAGTAGAGAAATATAACATTTTATTGTATTATATGCCCGTTTGTGCTATCATTCTCGATAACATGGCGGGCTTCTACTTTAATAAAGGAGGTTCCACATGGGAAAAGATTTGAAGGGAAAGGAATTAGGAGCAGGACTATCGCAAAGAAAAGATAAGACATATCAAGGCAGATACAAAGACAGGTACGGGAAAATCAATTATGTGTACGGAAAAAAATTAAGCGATGTTAGAGATCAGCTTGCACAGGAAATATCGAACAATCTGAATTTTGCTAATATACGTGATGATGTTAAGCTGGATGCGTGGTTCGATAGATGGGTTGATGTGTATAAAAGAAAAGGTGTACGCCCAAATACTCTTCGGGAATACACTCACGTTTACAAAAAGAATATATCGCCTTTTATCGGAGAACGCAAGCTAAATTCACTTGTACAGGCTGATATTCAGAACTTGATTGATATTGCTGATGATTCCGGGTATAAATATGAGCAACAGAATAAAATCAAAGTTGTATTATCGGATATGTTTAAAAAGGCGATAGACAATGACTTAATGCTTAAAAATCCGGCTGCCAATATAAAGCTGCGGAAAAGTAAAGAAGTCCATGCATTCGCACTATCAGAGGAAGAACAAGAAATTTTTTTCGATGTATCTCTCGGAACGTTTTATGATCCATTGTTTAATGTTGCTGTTCAAACCGGACTCAGACCTGGGGAGCTGTTTGCATTAACGATATCTGATATTGATTTTGATAAAGGGTACATATCCGTGAACAAAACACTTGTATACCAGAAATATCTGGATGATGAGAAAAAAACTTTTCACATCGAGCCACCCAAAACGAAACAAAGTAACAGGAAAGTACCTATAAATAGTATCTGCAAAAGCTACTTATTGAAGCAGATCCAGCAGAAAAAAATAGTATGTAGCAAAAGACCGAAAGAAGAAAACGACTTTTTATTCGTTACGAGATATAACACCCCGTTAAATTCGGTGCTATATTCTCAAGCAATCAAATCCATAGTACAGGAGATCAATCTAACCAGACCATTTGACAATCAGTTCCCTGTATTTGGAGGACATACATTCCGGCACACGTTTGCGACAAGATGTTTTGAGTGCGGAATCGAAGCGAAAGTCGTTCAATCATATTTGGGCCATGCGAGTCTGCAAATGACAATGGATTTGTACACGCACGTAACAGAAAAGAAGGCAGAAGAAGATATTGAGAAGCTGGTAAAAAATCCGCCCACAGGTGTCATAGACATAGATTCCAGACGGAAGTGTGTGTAAAGAGTGTGTAGTACTACACACATGTGAGTTCACAAGTAGGCATAAAACAAGGAAAAAATGGTAAAATTATACACTACATAGATTACTTACTATGTATACCAGATTACACCATACAAACTTGAAGAAGATGCTTGAAAATGCTTATTTTATGCGGATTACGGGGATTTGACCTTTACACACAAAAAATATAAAATTACACGTATTTCCATGTATTTTAATACCAAAAGTGTGTAGTAAGTGTGTAGTAAATCCGAAAAAGTGTGTAGTAAAAAAACTTAATAAAATCAAGCCCGTCATGACAAAAATATGAGAAGAATGTGAAGACTTTCTTCTCTTTTTTTGTGTAAAAATATAGATAGAAGGAGGAGATGAATATGTTTTCGGACGAAGTGTTAGAAAAAATATTTGCAAGGCGTGAGTTACAGTCATTGGATTTACAGACCCAGTCGGCAGTGATCCATGCAATAGAGGATGTGTTGGAGGAGGCTGAGAAAGATGGCAATGCCGTATCAGAATAATATGTACCCTCAGATGCAATACGGACAACAACCACAGTATGGCGTTAATTCCTATCTCTCATATATGCCGCAGAGATTTCAACAGCCAGAACCTATGCAAACTGTTCAGCAGGTACAAGCGCCACAGCAGCAGGTGCGTGGGTTGAATGGAATGGTTGTTCAGTCTGTAGACAATGTGACGGCTGATTGCGTCCCAATGGACGGATCGGCGGCGTTCTTCCCAAAGCAAGACCTATCTGAGATATATGTTAAGTCTTGGAACGCAGACGGCACAATAAGGACTTTAACATACAAACCCATAGAGATGTCGGCAAGCAATCGTAAAATTGATTCTGAGGCAAATGAGAGCGTCACAGATGTATTCCAGAAACGCTTTGATGAACTGCTAGGAAAAATCGAACAGTTAGAACAGATGATAACCAGCTCTATGACTAATCCTATGACTAATCCTTTGACTAAAAAATCGGCTTCTTCGACTAAAAAGGCAGGTGATATGGCATGATGAATCCAATGGAAATTATGCTGCAAAGGATGATGAACTCTCCGCAAGTGCAAAATAACCCTTTGGCTCGGAATGCTATGGAGATGTATAAGAACGGCAACTCCAAGGGGTTACAGGAGATGGCAGAAAACTTATGCCGTGAAAACGGAACTTCGATAGAAGAAATGAAAAAATCAATAATGCAACGATTCTCTTTACGTTAGGTACATTTTGGGTGTGCACATAATAACCGGTTTCCCATTTTGAAATATAGAAAAATGGAGGTACACAAAATGTTCAACGGAAGTAATTCTCCTAGTTTATCCGATATTGCGGCGGTAACTGGAAACGGAAGAAACAACGATGGAATGTGGGGCGGCGATGGCTGGTGGGCTATCATAATCTTTGCTATGATCTTTGGCTGGGGCGGCTTTGGCAATGGCTGGGGCGGCTTTGGCGGAAACGGCGGAGCAATGCAGGGATATGCCACTCAAGCAGATATTCAGCGCGGGTTCGATAATCAGGCAGTTATCAGCAAGCTGGATGGAATCACCAATGGACTGTGTGATGGATTTTACGCAGTTAATAACGGTATGCTGACCGGATTTAACGGAATCAATACCAATATCCTCCAGACAGGATTTGGCATTCAGCAGGCGATCAATGCTGACACAGTAGCCAACATGCAGAATACAAATGCATTACAGACACAGCTTGCTAATTGCTGCTGTGAGACCCGTGAGGCTATTCAGGGCGTCAACTATAACATGGCTCAGAACACCTGCGCTTTGCAGAACACCATGAACAGCAACACTAGAGATATCATCGATAGCCAGAATGCAGGAACACGCGCGATCCTTGACTACTTATGCCAGGAGAAAATCTCTAGCCTTCAGGCAGAGAACAACGACCTGCGCCGGGCAGCTTCTCAGGATCGTCAGAGCGCACTTCTCACTACCCAGATGGCTGCTCAGACACAGCAAATCATTAATGCTGTGAACCCGGCAGCAGTTCCGGCATACGTTGTTCCGAATCCGAACGCTTATGCATATGGATGTGGCTGCAATACAGGCTGCGGGTGCTAAACCGTATGGAATCACATACGGTTACAACAGAATAATTGTAACTTAACTAAACAGGTTATGTCTGCATAGCAGAATTACACAGGGCAGGCTTAACGGTCTGCCCTTTTTGTTTAAATGTCTTCTGAATTATGGTAGAATGAAAGCAACAGTACAAGAAGAAATGGAGGCATTTAAATGGGAAAAGTTGATGACTTGAAGGGGAAAAAATTTAACAATCTGTATGTTGTTGAAAGAGCTGACAGTGACAAAAGCGGAAAGGCCAGATGGAAATGTCTGTGCGATTGCGGAAATTATACTGTGGTAACAGGCAGCAATTTGAAAACTAATTCAGTAAAAAGCTGTGGATGTTTAATACATAGGAAATCTTGGAATCACTATATTGAAAAATCGAGCAAAAGATTGTATTCAATTTGGTGTGGAATGAAAGGACGATGCAATAATCCAAATCATCCAGCATATAAAAATTATGGCGGAAGAGGGATTTCTATATGTAAAGAATGGGAAGATTTTCGTAATTTTGAAAAATGGTCTTTGGATAATGAATATTTCGATAATGCGAGTATCGAAAGAAAAGATGTAAATGAAAATTATTCTCCCCAAAATTGTTGCTGGATTCCACTTGCAGAACAAGCTAAAAACAGAAGATCAAGTTATGAAATTATACATAATGGAAGAAAACTAAACTTGACTGAATATTGTAAAGAGTTAAATTTGGGCTATAAAAGAGTTCATAGTAGAATTTATAAGCTTGGGTGGGATTTTGAGAAAGCTGTTTCGACAGAACCTATGATATCAAAAAGAAATAAGAAAGCGAGGAAATAAAAGTGGCAGAGTATACTAGCGTTTTGGAACAGGAAGTAGCGCAGAACGGAAATGTGGTTTTTTCAAACACAGCTGTAAAAGCTGGAAACTGCATCAAACACCGGGAAGGTTCCGGAATTATCACTTTAAGAGGACTTACTAATCAGTGTCGTGCAAGATATTTTGTGGATTTTTCCGCAAATATCGCAGTGCCGGCAGGTGGAACAGCAGGTGAAATTTCTCTGGCAATCGCAATCAGTGGGGAACCGGTCCTGTCCTCACAGATGCGTTCTACGCCCGCCGCCGCGTCACAGTACAACAATGTATCCGCTGGAATCTATGTAGATGTACCGGCAGGATGTTGCGTGAACATTGCGGTTGAAAATACCAGTACGCAGGCTATTGAAGTGGCTAACGCAAACATCGTAGTAACGAGGGAGGCATGATTATGGATATCAAGAGAATGCACTGCATGATTGAGAAGCTGGCTGAATGCGCCGAGAAGCAGTTTGATAACGGGATTGAAAATGTTGATACCACAGAGATGGGACATGTAACAGATATGTTAAAAGATCTGGCTGAGGCAATGTATTATCGCACACTCACAAAGGCAATGGACGAATCTGAAGATGATGATATCATGGATATGTTTGACCGGTACGGAGACGGCAGACGCTACTACGACCATTACCGCTATGCGGATGGAAGATTTGCTCCGAAAGGGCGCGGAACATACCGACGTGGCTATGATGAGCCACCTTATTGGCATATGACTCCGGAAATGTATCATGATATGGAACAATACAGGGATTATGACCGCAAAGACGGCAGAATGTATTACACGGAACCGGGTCAGATAATGAATGAAAGTAGCTACGATCGGGCAAAACGTGCCTATACCGAAAGCCGGGATCTTCATCGTGGCAATACCGCGCAGGATAAGGAAGCCAAAATGAGAGACCTGGAAGGATATTTTCGGGAAATCTCTACAGACATAACGGATCTTCTGGCAGATATGACGCAGGAAGAGCGATCCATGCTCAAGGCGAAGGTTTCTGCGCTGGCAACAAAGCTGTAAGATAAAAGGGGTCGATTATGACCCCTTTACTTATTACAAAAAAGATGCCCTTTTGCTTGATGATATTAAGTCCATACTTATATTCAAATCATAAGGAGGAACTAAGATGAATGATTTAACAAATGTCATTGACATGAGGACACCTATTGAAATTGCACTGGATATCAACAGTGAGGGCATGACTACAGCGAGAAAACTGTACGACTTTTTAGGACTTGCCCAGGGACAGTTTTCAAGATGGGCAAAAACCAACATTACAGACAATGAGTTTGCTACTGAAAATGAGGATTGGTGGGGGTTCGACATTGATGTCGAGGGTAATATTGTTAAAGATTACCGACTTACCGCACACTTTGCCAAGAAACTGTCCGTCAAAGGTAATAGTGAGAAAGCAGAACAGGCGAGAGAGTATTTCACCATGGTTGAGGAACGTGTGAAGCAGAAAGCCATTGACATGTCTCAGCTGTCACCGGAACTTCAGATGTTCAATAAGATTTTCCAGTCAGTTGCGCAGCAGCAGATCGAGCAGAAACGGCAGGCGGAGAAGATTGAAAAGGTCGAGTCCACTGTAAATAACATGAAAGAAATCTTCACGCAGCCGATCGGAGACTGGAAAGCAGAAATCAATGAAAGAGTGCGTGAAATCTCAATTAAGAGTGGGATTGACTTCCAGACGATATACAACCAGATGTACGGAGAACTGGAAACGACAGCACATTGCAGCTTGAAACGTTTGCAGGAAAACAAACAGAAGCGCATGGAAAAGGCAGGAAACACCAAGTCCGCTATTAAGAGTGAGACGACAAAAATTGCGGTTGTTTTTGAGAAGCCGCAGCTAAGGGCAATATTTGAGGGAATTGTAAAGAAATATGCAATGAGATATTGCTCATAGAACTAAAGACAAACCCACCGGTCAATAACAGGCTGGTGGGTTTTGCGTTGAAAGGAGGTCATTATGTTCGTAGTAAATGGAGTAACATGGAGAATAGCACGCGTATCATCTGGAAGCGCCTGTTTGAAGCGTTCAGACGGCTCAGAAACGGTCGGAGTAACAGACGGCAATACATTTACCATATACATATCAAATAGGCTTAGAGGGGCGTTCCTGCGCAGAGTGATGGCGCACGAATTATGCCATGTGTTCTGTATGTCATATAACATTCACATGCCGATTGACCAGGAAGAATATCTGGCGGATTGGCTCAGCTTGTACGGGGCAGAGCTTGTATATTTATTGGATGAAATTTTGTCAAAGAATATGCTACACAAGGTCGGTTAAAAGTGGTATAATGAAAGTGAAAAGACTGGAATGTGAAACTGTATTAGTATTTATAGACTATATATAAATATTAGCATATTCTTTTGATTGTGAATTTTGTACAAAGGAGTTAAAGGGAAGATGTACGATAAAATCAACACAATTCATGATGTGCTTAGAGAACGTTATGTTTACGGTGCGGAACTGGTGGGACGGTATGGCTTTCCACAGCTCCCTGTTTGCAACCCGAATTTGTCAGGAGCGGTTGCAGTTCCTTTTAATCTTGCGAGAAAAGAGAAGAATCCAAGAAAGGCAGTCTGCCATTTTTTTATTGACGACTATCAATTTGAGTGCTATTGGAACAATCCAGAAAAGTACAGGGGAATTCTGGAGAACTTCCGATATATCTGCACGCCGGATTTTTCGCTCTACGATGATATGCCGCTTGCATTGAAGATTTGGCAGACGTACAGGAGCCGCGCAATTGCATGGATGATGCATGATACTCATTTGCCAATAATCCCCACGGTGTCATGGGGGTCACCGGATACCTGGGAATACTGCTTTGATGGTCTTCCGACCGGCGGCACATTAGCAGTAAGCACGAATGGATGTTTCCGCGGCGATGGGCGGGCGTGCTTTGTGGCAGGATATCAAGAGATGATCCGGCGTTTGCGCCCGGACAAGATGGTTGTTGTTGGCTATCTGATGCCGGAAATTGACGCAGCGCCGGTTTCGGTCGTGTATCTGGAATCCTATTTGCAGCAGTCAGGGATCCGAAGGGAGCGATAATATGGGCGGAAGAAATGGAAAGCATAGACTTGTAACAGATGCATATATACCGGAGTCTTTGAAAGTACGCATTGAAGAGAAGCGCGGAAATATTATTGTAATTAAGACAGAATACCATCAGCGAAAACAGAAAAAACGCATCAACAGGGGCAAGCTGAGGCATACAAAAACAACGGTTGACAAGTGATGCAGCGAAAAAGTGTGACGCTACGGTGTATAACACTATTAGAATGATTTTTAAAATGTGGATAATGTTCATTTTGCGACGTTTGCAGGACGTTATATATTGGCGGCTCGTCCTGCGCTCCTTCCTGCGCTGATTGTTTGTGACTGTGTGCGGCTGCCTAGTGGACTTTAAAAAGGCGCATCTAAACGGATGCGCCATCATCAACGATCACCGGCTGAACGCCTACAGCAGCAAAAAAAGCCGTATAACTGGAATCATCCATAAACTGAGCGGATGCGATCGACCCATCCGGGCGGATCTGCTGCACCCAATAACCAGAAACGCCCTCAAACGTGACGAGAGACGCTACAAACTGCATAGATTGCCTTTCTGCCCTTGACCCTGGGCGCAGGGGAATAAGTAAAAACCGTCCGGGGAATCGAACCCCGGAGAACCCGCAATGGCTGAGAATAACAGAAATTATGCCCGCTTGGCTGTCTGCATCCGGCGCGCGTGCTCAGCCTCCCAGAATGCATTTACAGCGGCGGAAACTGCTTGATCGTACCGGTTAAGCTTGGCAGCATCAAAAACCGACAGGACGCGGAAAGAATAGATCCCGTACTGGCAGATCGGCGCAACGTCATAGGCGCGGCATCGGCTCATGTGCTTTAAAAATGCCGTCTTTTTATCGCGGGCATCCAGATCAAGCCAACCATCGAACGATACCAGCAACCCGGAAACCTGGCAATCATGCTGCGGATCTCCGAAATAGGACCCGCCCCATGTTGCTACCCGGTAATCAATCTCGTGATCCTCTAAAAACGCTTTAATCTTTTTCATGTTGCTATACCTCCATTTTTGATTTTTTGGAAAAGGCAGCCGGGGAAACGATCCCCGGTAAAAGTCCAACCTACCTAAATTTTTTACATTTTCCCGGTCCTGAAGAAGTCCACCAGAACCCGGAATCCGTAGCCACCGGCGAAAACCGCCAGAACATAAACAAAATCAAACATACAAAATCCCCCTTTAACTCAATCGTTTACAATCTCCAGAACCCGATCATCATCTGCGACATCCGGCAAGAACGAGCCAAGAGCATCAATCGGAATAAATAAGTTGTATCCGTCAAAGCTCTGGAAGTGTGCCAGGCAATCATCATTTTCCAAGTAAACATATTCCCGGTCATCGTCAGCATTTTTATAGATTGCTCCGATCTGGTAGTAGCTGGCCGCCTCCTGCGCCGTTGCTGTCTTCAGTTCTTCGAATGTTACATTTAACTTTCCATCTGCATTTCTGAATCTTTTCATGTGTGTATTCTCCTTCCTGATTGGTTCATATCTTTTTTAACTATCTTTATTATAATATAAACGTACGTATATTTCAATGTATAAAATATATAAATGTACGTATATAATTCTGTGTATTTTTATATATGTACATATATTGCAAAACATGATATAATTTTGAACAGTGGAAAAGGGGGCTTTTTATGACTGCAAGCGAAGCACAAAAGAAAGCAACGATCAAATATGCTAAATCGCATCTAAAGCGCGTACCGCTCGATCTAAAACTGGAAGATTACGATAATCTAAAATCAGTAGCAGAGCAAGCCGGGCAAACCGTGAACGGCTATATCAAGCAGGCGATCGCGGAAAAGATGGAGAGAGAAGCGGGAGAATAACCCGCCTCTTTTTTTATGCCATCCCCAGCGCCCCGGCCGAATCGAACCGCCCGGAACCATTCACGCGATGAAGCAGGTTGCTATCCCTTTTTTCTGCATTTCGTCAAGCTTAATCGTTACAAGCTTCTTTGCTTGGTGGAAATCAACCTTTCCGGCGGTAATCTCCACAATATAATTCACAGCTTCCATGTAAGTGCTCCAAAATGCTTTGTAGGACTCATCAAAAGCCTTTTCGGCTTCTGCGTTTTCTGGGTTCGCATCATATTCTCTTTCGGCTTTGTCATTCTCATCCAAAAGCTTTCTTGCGTTGTCGATCAATTCGTATAATTTCATGTTTTTACTCCTTTTTATAATTGATTCTGATTAGTTTCTTTCTTTGATGGTTCTATCATAATCAATATTGATTATAAAGTCAATAGCAAAATATAATTATTTGTGATTATATTATTTTGCTGTTGATTTTATCATAATCAAATGTTATTATATTTTCTGTGAGGTGATGAAAATGGGAGCTAGTAAACAAATACGGCGCGCTATGCTTGAAAAAAATATAAAAGTTTCAGAGCTGGCCGAAAAAATTGACATGAAACCGCAGCCATTAAGTAATAAACTTTTCCGAGATACAATGAGCTATTCAGATGTTGAAAAAATCGCCGCGGCGCTTGGTTGTGCTGTTCGCCTGGTGGATCTTGAAACTGGGGAAGAGTATTAGAAATTAAAATGGTGCGGGAAAATAAATAGAGCCCAAAAGAAAGAACAGAATAATATATTTAACCGGGGAGCCGGGGGACGTGCTGCACCCGTTCCGAGCCTGTCGGAGGTGGTGCCAATGAGTACATATGAAGAATTACAGTTGATTGTTTCAGTTTCGCTGCTAATCGTTGCAATTCTGACTTATACACATAAAAAATAGCCGTCCTGACCCTGCAAAAGTCGACGACTATTTTTTAGTTTAACATATTTCGCCGGGGCGGGGAAGTAGCGTTTCCCTTCCGGCTTTCCTGTTAAGTATATTATAGCCGTTCTTTCTTCTGAATTCAAGCTTAATTTTCAAGGTTCAAGGATGCCATCATCAGCACCGGGAGACCGTCCCACGGTGGACGCCCTGCGCGGGCGTTTCGGCTTGTTTACAATCTATTTATGATTTTGAGATAGCCCAGAACGTTGACATCCTGCGGAATCGCGAAAAACATCGCTCTGTATTTTGCGTTATAACTAGCTTCGTATTCCTTGCCATCATCGCAGACGGCTAAAAAATCGCCGTCCTCATTTGCTTTAATCACATCTTTGATGCTCCATAAGTCTTTTTTCATGGTTCGTTCTCCTTATTTATTGATTCGTGTCTTTTTAACTGTCTTTATTATATAACTTTTTTAAGTTATAGTCAAGATGAAACACAACTTTTTTTAGTTATTTTTTAGTTTGACTTTTTGCGTGCTGCATTGTATTCTTTATGTGTAAGGAGGTGTTAATAATGATACGTTTTAAATTTGATGTAGCAAGTGCATTAAAAACCGCCGGAATGACAGCGTACACAGCACAGAAAAGCGGAATTTTATCACAGGATACATGGCGGAAAATAAAGGAAAACAACGCAAATATAAGCATGAAATCATTAAATAATATATGCGCTTTGCTAAACATGCAGCCGGAACATTTGATCTACTATGAAAAGGATACGGAAGAAGAGAAAGAAATAAAAGAAAAGATTAAGAAATAAATATTGACACAATAACTAAAATAAGTTATAATAATACTGTCAAGAGGTAGCCACCGAATGACAAACACCGGGCAAGCGGAGAAAGGAGAAACACATGGAAGAAATGACAGAGAAAGAGTTAAAAGACCAAACGATCAGAGAATATGTTAATATCCAGAGGATCAAACATGCAGAAGACAAAGAGAAAGAGTTGGAGTATCAAGAGAAAGTATTAAAGGCAAGGCTTCAATCTCTTGGAGTTCCAACCGAAGATTTAGACTTTTAAAGAATAGCCGGGGCTTGTCACCCGGTTATTATAACATTGTCGGAAGGCAATAGGCGAGAGCCGGAAAGAGAGGTTTGAAGACCTGAGAGCTGCCGGATGGACGGAAAAGAAAATTAATGATTTTTTGCTTTTCATCGAGTCCGGATCCGAAGAGTACAAGCCGACAAAGTAGAACTGAATCACACCAGGGGCGAGCAATCGCCCCACCATCAAAAAATTTTCAAGGTCCCCAAATCGGGGAGCTTTTTTTGTGCTTCCAGAGGAGCCGGAACCGGGGCGGATGCCAGCCTGGATCATCATACAAAGCAGCCCGAAGAGGTCAAGTTAATAGACACTAGGCGAACCACCAGATCGGGCAAGTAGTGATCGATTGGTGATCGCTGAGTGAACCACCAGACGAACCACCAGAGCAAAGCCGGAAAGCCTTATATATCAACGGTTTCCAGACTTTGGAAATATTAGACGAACCAACCAACGAACCACCAGACGAACCACCAGACGAACCAGCAGGCGAACCACAGGCGAACCACAAAACAAGAAGTATATTATTTAACAAGAATGAAAGAAAAAAGAAAAAATAATATTTCTTTACAGAAATATTATCAAAAGAAAAGTCAAAAAATGAATCGTTTTTGCTGTTTAGCGGACCAGCAGAGCCGGATCACCAGAACCGGAACACCGGAACCGATAGAGGATGCAGGAAACCACCAACAAGAAATTAATTATAATTTATTGATTGACATTTTGCGGTAATAATGATATTATGTAAATAAAATCAAGCCGAATCTTTGAGGTTTGCCGGGATGCCGTGGACGGGAAAACAAGCCGATGAAAAGATAGGACGAATAGAGCAAGGACGGCAAATATAATTTTTGATCAGCACGCTCACAGACAAGGATCCTTTTCTCGGGGTCTTATGTTTGTGGGCGTTTTTGTTTACCCGGAAAGGATGTGATGAGATGCAAGGCAAGAAGAGTACAGATGAGCCGATCATCTACGATAACGAAATTGATATGTGGTTAGATGAGTTTAAAACAGCTCAGGGATTCGATGACTTCCGGACTATCCCCCAAACTGTCTGGACTGCTGCACTTATCTTTGTTCAGCGGCATCTTTTCCCAGATACTAAAATATTAAAAATTAAATCTCCTATTACTGTATCTAATAGACATATTAATGATATGTATATGTATGATGTATTGGATGCTATATGTAATCATTATATTTTTCTGTGCTATCTGTATGATAAAGAGATCACTATATCTGGGTTTTGTCACTTAACGGGTATCGAGATGTCATCTGTTTTAAGCTGGGGCAGAGGAGAATCACTTAGTTCTACGGCGCTGATGATTTGCAAAAGATTGAGAGATGGACGAGAGGAGAGTTTAGCCGCCCGGATGGTTACGGGTAGGCAGAATCCGGTTGGTATCCTGTCAATCCTTAATCATTTTTACGGATGGGCGCAACCTGGAGTGACTCACGAGGTAGCAAAACCTGCATTGACAGCGGATCAGCTGCCCCGATTAGATGCCAAATGTACGCCAGACGCGGACATCATAGACATGAAATAGATAATCACTATATCTTGTATGTGAACGATGGATAAGATACAAGATATAGATTCAACTATTCGCGAAAGATTGCTTTAACGAATAGTTTGAGCTTCCCGGGTATGGAGGGCAGACGGGGGAGGGGGTTGACAGAACAGCCCGAAGAGGCTCTACTAAGTCCCACAAATATTCGGGAAAACAAAAAGCCCCCATCAAGCATTGATTACAAAAATTTTTCGAAAACAAAAATACGGAGTATCCAAAAACATACAGACTGTTAATTGACATAAACGGAAATAGGAGATTTAAAAATGACATTTAATGAGTACCAAAAAGGATGCATGAGAGCAGCAAGTGATGTGTGTAAGCAGAACAAAGAAAATATGCTGCTGAATGGTATCCTAGGAGCTGCGGGAGAAGCAGGAGAGTTATCAGACCTGCTGAAAAAGGAAATGTTTCACGGACATCCGTTTGACAGAGGGCATTATCTGAAAGAGTGCGGAGATGTTCTTTACTATCTGGCGCTGGTGGCAGAATCATTGGATGCAACACTGGAGGATGTGGCGATAATGAATAACCGGAAACTTCTGGAAAGATATCCGAATGGGTTTGAAACGGAACGCTCGCTGCATCGAAAAGCCGGGGACGTATAACATGCGAATAGGCAGAAAAGAAATCCATGATGAGTGTGCATATTGCCCGGAGGTATTAACCTGCATTCTGTGTAGGCAGGGGCATGGCGCTGACGGGAAAAGAGAAAATATAACAGAGATGTTCAAGTGCCAATTAAGGCACATTGACAATAAAAAAGGAGGTTCTGAAAATGAATTGTAAAAAACACAAAGTTCATGATGTAAACCACTACAAAAACGAAAAGCCGGATACCAGATGCAATTGTGAGGGCGAAGGTGGTTCAGAGCGCGGCGTTGGCATGGGGCCGGCTACGGATCCTGAGCTGGTAGCAAAAAGCAAAGCACCATTAGAGCATCCGAAGCAGCCGGAAGCGACAGGCCCGGCGAAATAAGCAGGTGGAAACACCTGTTTTGGGTCATGGCCAAGCGGTTAAGGCACAGGACTTTGACTCCTGTATTCGTTGGTTCGAATCCAACTGGCCCAGTTGGGAACGTGATTCCCGAAAAGACATTTTTCTCCTCACTCCACTAGCGGAAAGCTGAATAAAGGATCGTCACAAGGTTCGGTGGAGTTCTATTGGGATTTAATTCAGTGGTAGAAGCTATGTCTTATAAACAGAGTATCGCAGGTTCGATTCCTGCAATCCCAATTTGTAAGATTTAGTCTTACAATTTTCATACTTTTTGTCCTTTCCGAAACTAAAAAAATGGTGTGGTTTCTCTGGTAGCTCAATTGGAAGAGCAGTGAACAAACATTCATATCGTTGGAGGTTCAACTCCTCCCCAGAGAAAGAGGTTGGGTAGCGCCCAACTAGCAGGAGACTAGCGAAATGCCCTGCGAAGATAAAAAGTTCCGGTGGCTGTAAAAGTTGTCTTCTTGAAGATGGCAATTACAGCGCTGGAATCGCTCAAAAGGAGGACTGTCTATGGAGACAATCAATCCAAATCATTATACAAGGCTGAAACCAGAACCAAAAGATGTTATTAGGTCCTGGGATTTAAACTATAATCTTGGATGTGCGGTAAAGTACATATCGCGTGCAGGTTATAAGGATGATGCGATAGAAGATTTACGGAAAGCACAGACATATTTACAGTTCGAAATTGATGCATTGCAAGCGGGAGGTGTTTTGGATAGCGAAATTAAGTGAAAAAAGATTCTGTGAAGCATATATGGAATTTTACAATGGGAAAATGTCTATTAATAAGGCATCAGAATATCTGGGGATATCTAGGCCTACCACTACAAAATATTTTTCTATGGTGCTGTTAGGACAGCCACTCCCAAAGGATCTATTCAAAAAAAAATTCAAGAAAAAGAGTCGTAAAAATCCATAGTGCCTCTAATTTCTGTGAGGTGTAAAACTGTTTAATGTTATCTACAAGTCTGCAAAAAACAGTCGGGTCGTATGAAAACTACATTTCAAACCGTGGACTTGATGAAAGTGTGGTATACGCTTATTGTGATGCTGCACAGGTGGCATTTAATGAAAAAGACATCGAAAATGCGTTGAAAATATCAGGAAGAGCAAAAACGCTAATAGAAAGTTTCGTGCAAAAAACAGCTGGCGGATCGGTATGGGATTTAGAAAAATTTGCGTTTGCACATGATATGCATTATGACATTATTGATAAATTCTATTCGGTATTACTTCCTGAAGCTCAGAATCAGGTTGTTGACAGCGCTTTTAGATACCTTGAGAAGAATCGGGAACCGAAAGAACGTTTCTATTTGCCTAGAAAAAAACAGTTCATGAAAATTGGACTGATAGATGCGCTTCAAGGCATGATAGATGATAAGTACAACATTCTTTGCATTTCGTTGCCACCTGGAACAGGAAAAACTACAGTGGAGAAATTCTTTCATGCATTGGTTATAGGCTGGTTTTCAAGTGGATTTAATTTGTTTTATTCCCACAGTAGTGAAATTACAAGAATGTATTATGATGGCGTTTACGACATAGTAACGAATGCGGAAGAATATACGTGGAATGAAATTTTTCCGAGACTGAGCGTAACTTCCCAAAACGCAGCAATACAGCAATTCAATGTTGGAAAATATAAGCCTTTCCAATCTGTACAATGTACATCCGTTGGAAGTAAAAATGCCGGTAAGGTTCGTGCGAATAAATATCTGCTGGTTGATGATATGATCGGTGGAATTGAGGAAGCATTGAACCCTTTGTACCTTGATAAGCTATGGAGTAAATATTCTGTAGATGCTCGACAAAGAAAAATACCAGATAATGATGGAAAGCCGTGTAAGGAGATACATATTGCGACCAGATGGAGCGTAAGAGATGTCATTGGGCGGATTATACGTGCATACGAAGGCAATCCACATATAAAGGTTATTTCGGTTCCGGATATCGATCCTGTAAGCGGAGAAAGCAACTTTGATTATGAGTTTGGCGGATACACAGTAGAAGATTTCAAGGATATTGAAAGGTTGATGGATCCTATATCATATCGTTGCTTATACAAGCAGGATCCTATAGAACGTGAAGGTCTATTGTTCCCGGATGATAAGATTAGGAGGTACCTGAATTTACCGCATGGGAAGGCTGATATCGTTACGGGACAATGTGATACAAAGGGAAAGGGAACGGATTTCTTTGTTCTCCCAGTTTTACAAAAATATGGAGATGATTATTATTGTGTCGATTGTGTTTGCGATAACACGGCTGACTATGAGCTGCAATATGAGAATGCCGCAAATGTTTTGGTAAATAATGAAGTCCAAGAATGTGAATTTGAACGGAACGCGGGCGGAGACAGGGTCGCGATGGAAGTTAATAAGCGTGTTTTACAAAAAGGGTGGATTTGCAACATAACAGATACACCTACGGAAAGCAATAAAGAGGCACGCATTTTCCAGTGTTCTAACTGGATATTACAACATGTTATTTTTAAGGATCCGTCATTATATGAGCCGCAAGAACCGTATGGAATTATGATGTCATTGCTGAAGCAGTATTCTGTATCAGGAAAAAAACAGTTGGATGATGTGCCGGATGTTTTTTCTAACTTTGCATTAAGAGTTACGCAAGGAGCTAGGATGGCAAAAGTGGAAGCGGCAGTAAATCCGTTTAGGAGGAGAGCATGACAACAAAGGAGTATTTATCACAGGTTAGAAGATATGATACTATAATATCAAATAAGCTGGAAGAATTGACAGAGTTGCGAATTATGGCATATGGACCTAGAGGGTACAATTTCGGAGAAAGGGTTCAAACATCCAAAAGCAATGATAGGGCATTTGCTGATCTTATAAAAATAGCTGACTTAGAACGTGAAGTTGATAAACTCGTCGATAAGAGAGTTGATATTATCCAACAAATCGAAAGTTTGGAGAATACAGATTTATATGATGTGATTGCAAAAAGATATATTTTGAACAAGGACATCAAAACGATTTCAATGGAAACTAATAAATCAACCCGTCAGGTTTTTAATCTTATTGACGAAGCGATAGATTATTTCGAAAAAAAGTATGGAAAGCTTTATCTTTTGCATTAAATTTCATAAAATTGCAGTATAATTCATATTGTAAACTAAAAACAGGTATTATATAATATGATTGTAAAATTCAAATCCACGAATACCCGGCGAGAGGCATTGTCATTTTTTGACAGTGCCTCTTTTGCGTTGAAAGAGGAAAATTATGAAACATGAACCTAAGATCATTTATTGTCCCATATGTAAACGAAGAACCGGAATGTGGGATGGGAAGTCAACAACAAACATAATTGTAACACGTTGTGAAAAATGTTGGAAAAGGGTTATTTATTATACAGATTCGGAAGAAATAAAAGTAGCTCCTGTGCCAAAAAGAAGCACTTCTTCTGGCATGACTTTTTTGTAATGGAGGGAATATGAGACTAGATAGTGTTAAGGAATATGCTGCTAAAAAATGGGAAAATGCGCCATCAACTGCTACTCCTATTACAGCTGAGAATCTTAATCATATGGAAGATGGAATTAAGGATAATTCTGTTGCTATTAAAACAATAGTTGAATCTGTTGGTGATGATGTGTCAGAAGATCCGAATAAGATTGCTAGCATGGTGGCATTGTATAAAATTGATAAGAAAATAGGAAGTGAAACACTTCCTGGTGGAACGGCTGACTTGTCTGCCTCTGTCAATTGGATAAATGAAAGAAAAGTGGACAAGCTTGACGCTATGACGTGGTCTAATTGGTTCGACGCGCATCGTACCGGCTGGCATGGAGGCGTGACATTCCCACAGTTTTCCACCTCTCAGTCTACGCTTGGTACGAAGAGCGGGGATAACGCAGACATGGTAGCTGAAACATCAACCAACACCGCAAAGGGTCGTAATGATTACGCGGACAAGCCGGTCACTGACCTGATGTTTAACGGCATCGAGGTCAACGGATACATCGACGATGAAGGAGAGCCGCATATTACGGCAGTCAAAGGATCCCCCGGCTTTGCACGTGACGGAAGCAATGGCGATGTGTGGATGGCATACATGACTCCGTACTATAAGCGCATTTACACTGACACAGAGGAAGGTTGGGACTTTGCAGACCACCAGGTAGATGATCTCGTGCCGTGGCCGGATAGTGTCAGACCGGACGGAACTGTCAGAAGCTTTTACTTTAAATCAAAGTATCCGGGTGTAATCGGAAAAGATGGCTTAGTATCCTCCATCTCCGGCAAACCATTGATTAGAAACGTATCCCACAACGGGCAGCTTACCGAGATTGCAAAGAAAGGCGCTCAGTACTGCGGCATGACAACCACAGACATGGCTTGGGCGCAGTGGATGTTTGATATGAAATTTGCTAATCACAACTCCGAACTGATTATGGCCGGGATGACGGGCTACAGTGGTCAGTATGCAGCAACCGTAGTTGAGGAAGGCGTGAGACGTATTATTATCCGGAAAGAGGATGCGAAGCAGCTTCTGGTCGGCTCCTATGTCTCTATTGGCTATGGAGCCATCTCGAACGGAACTATATCAAACGACCGAGGTAACCAGTCGATGCATGCATATGCAGACGATGTAAAACTCCTCAAAATCGAGGACTATGATGCAAATAACAGTGCAGTCTATGTGGATGCTGCATCCACCTTTAGCACTGCCAGGGTCAAGCTAAACGACACCCTAGAGTCTCCGGTCTACATCTCAACCATGCACTGGTGGTCCGGATCCTGTGACGATGTAAAGGGATCGGACGGAAGCCCCAGCGATTGCAAATCCAGAAAAGAGCCGTTTATCCTGTCCGGTGTAGAATTTGGTCATGGCGGATACTACGTCCTGGCAGATATTGTCATGTCCGGAACCTATGATGCAGAGGCGGACGTATACGGTCAGACCCCGTACATCGTCAATGACTCCCGTAAGATTGCCACCAGTCTGACGGATGACTATGCAAAGATGGGCATCACAACACCAAACTTGCAGAACGGATGGAACTATATCTCCAAGGAGGGCTACGACCCGAAAGCGCCTTGGCTGCAGATCCCCATCGAGGCAAAGGCCACATCCAGCACCGGCTTTGCGGACAGTATCAATACCGGTAATAGAAGTACCGGCTTGCGTGAAGTCCTCTGGTTCGGCGGTCTGAGCGCTTGGTCGAATACGGGCCTCCGGTGCGTGTATCTGGACAACGGGCTGGGCTGGAGGTGGTGGAGCTACCTGTGTCGCCTTTCCTGTCTCCGTCGTGGCGTAGCCACACGGGGGTGAATCCGCTTTGCGGAGAGGGGATCGCCCCTCAAATAAAAAAATAAAAAATTAGATAGATATCAAGGGCTGCAAGGTGCCTACTCGTCAGGGTTTGATCCTCTTGCCTCTGGTTCGGCAATCTGAACAATTGGTCGAATACGGGCCTCCGGTGCGTGAATCTGAACAACAGGCTGGGCAGGAGGTGGTGGAACTACCTGTGTCGCAATTCTGAAAAACATTTGATCGCATGTTGTGATTGCATCTTGCAGCGTCCCGCAACAGACATGCCGAAAGGCATCCTGGGAGAAATCCCGAAATTGATCGAGACGGCATCGGGATGGAAACATCCTGACGGCATGGCGAATGGGACATGCCAGGGGGTTAGTAGTAAAACCGAAAGCCCTTGAGATCAGAAAGGTTAACTATGAGACGTTACTGTCAAAACGTCGATATCACAGATATAGGCTTTATTGAGCGCTGCATATATCTCTGGATGGAGAATAAGAAGTCCAGAAGAGATGTGCAGCGTTTCTTTGCTCACTATACGACATTTACCTATCAGCAGATCCGAAAGATGGTAAGAATCGGCGAATATAGCTGGCTCCTGGACTGTGTGCACAAGATTGCAGAGGACGTACAAAAAAGGCTAATCGATGAGAGACTAGACCTTCCACCGATTGAATTTAAGGATAAATACGACGATGTTTGCGGAAAGTGGAGACGGATCGGCATCCAGAAGCCCATCCATCAAATCTTTGATTACATCGCCGTAGAAGCCTGCAAAGATATGTTTATGGCCAAGATTGGCCCGTATCAGATGGCATCCATCCGAGGCAGAGGCCAGGAGCGTGGAGCAAAGCGAGTCAAGGAGTGGATCCGGGTTGACAAGAAAAACTGCCGGTACTGGGTCAAAGGAGATGTAAGGAAATGCTATCCGTCCATACCGCATGACAAGATAAAGGCCCTGTTTGCCCGTGATGTGAAAAATAAAAAATTGCTTTGGCTGATATATGAGCTGATTGATTCATTCCCAGAAGGGCTGTCAATCGGCTCTTATTTTAGCCAGTTTGCATGCAATTATTATTTATCGCAGGCATACAGATACGTCTCCGAGCTCCGCAAGGCAAGGAGAAAAAGAAGTGGAGGGGTCACATCCGTAAGGCTCGTACATCACGAGATATGGTTTATGGATGATGTTCTTTTGTTGGGCTCATCCATCAAAGACCTGGAGCAGGCTATGCGATTGCTTGCGGGCTACATGGAGTCCTGCTTAGGGCTGACCATCAAACCGACTTGGAGAGTGTACGAGACAGACTACATCGGTCCGGATGGAGAGCATCACGGCAGAGATATCGACATGATGGGCTACAGAATATACTGCGATCACCTTACAATACGCCGCAGAACATTTAAGCGCCACAGGCGAGCACTTTTGAGGGTCAAGGCTAAGATAGGTCGGGGCGAGGAGTTAACCCTTGCAGAAGCCCGTAAGGTAATGTCTTTTAAGGGCAAATTTAAGCACAGCAACTCTTTCGGAATCCGAAAGAGCCTGAAGCTGGATAAGGTATCTGCCAAAGCCAGAGCCGTTATCTCAGCATATGATAGAGCAAGACAAGACAAAATCAACGATGAAAGGAGACAATGGGATGATTACAAAAGCACATGCTGCGGAGAAACCGCAGGAAATCCAGTACACGGCCCGTTCGGATGGTTATTCAGATGTTTGGATCAGAAAAAATATCACCAAGCAAAAATCGGATTTGGATGATGGTTCTGAAGAGTATGTGTATGATGAAATATTTTTCAGAACTGCTTTAACACAGGGCGAAGTCGAATCTAACATTGATAATCGGATCGATGAATGGGAAAAATGGGAGCCAATGATACCTATGACAAAAGAGGAACAGCAGGCTGCCAAAATTTCCGAACTTGAAGCGGAGTTAAAACAGGCCAAAACGGATAATAACATGGCAATAGCAGAGCTTACCATCCTGATGTCTTCTATGACAAATGGCGTGTAAGAAATGGAGGATAACTAATGTTTGATAAAAATAGTCAATTGGTAAAAATATGGGTCAGCCTAATTATTAGTGGCACATACAAAAAAGAACAGGTTCCAAAGCTTTCAAATTTGCAGGAAGTAGTAAGCGAGGTAGTAGATTCTCTTACCTAATTGGATATGGATATAAGTGAAGTATTTGACGTGCAACAAACCATTATAGAGTTGCAAGCAAAAGTTATAAACGATTTGCTCTTGACCGTCATGCAGCACGTGACAACCGATGAGGCTGACAACATGAAGTGTATAGGGCATATAAAAGAGTCTGAAAAGCTTAAGAGCGAAATTGACGTCGAGTAAAGGTGTATAATGATGGATTATTTGAGAAACACGATGAAGTTCCAGGACTTGGTCCTAGGTGCATATGGACGAAAAGTCGCATATACAGATGTTGAGAAAATAACGGTTGATAATGTTGTTAAGGTTATTGGAAATTGCATTGGCGTATTCAATTATAACAAGCCGATTATTCGTTATCTATGGAGATATTACAAAGGGGATCAACCGATTAAGTATCGTGAAAAACTCATTCGGGATGATATTTGCAATAAAATCGAAGAAAATCATGCATATGAAATTGTCCAGTTTAAGGTGGGCCAAACTTATGGGGAGCCGGTTCAATTTATCAGCCGCAAGGATGATGAAAAAATAAATAAGGCAGTAGATGAACTGAATGATTACCTGGTTGATGCCAATAAACAGGACAAAGATATTAAGGGTGGGGAATGGCAGTCTGCCACAGGAACGTCTTTTAAAGCGATTCAGCGTATTGTGGATGGAGACATCCCATTTAGGATAGTTGTTCCAAGCCCACTAAACACGTTTGTGATTTACAACCGGAACACAGAAGAACCGGTTCTGGCGGTGCAGGAATTGAAGGATGAAGATGGAAGATACTATAAGATGGCTTTTTCCGACACAATGTCCTTTAAAATCGTTGATAGTAAAGTGACTGAAGCGAAACTTCATACATATGGTGGAATTCCGATTATTGAGTATCCCAACAATCATGAACGCCTTTCTGACATTGAGCTTGTTATTGATTTGCTAGATGCTATCAATAACATGCAGTCGAATAGAATGGATGGTGTTGAGCAATTTGTTCAAAGCTGGATAAAATTTGTAAACTGCGAAGTTGACACAGAAGCTTTTGAAAAGATGAAGCAAGCTGGTGCACTGGTCGTGAAATCTATCAATAAAGACTATAAGTCTGAAGTGGATGTAATGACTCAAGAGTTAGATCAGACGCAGTGCCAGATTTCCAAAGATGATTTGTGGGACAATGCATTGTCCGTTCTTGCAATCCCTACGAAGCAAAGCAACACAGGCGGAGATACGCAGGGAGCTGTTGAGCTTAGAAATGGATGGGATTTTTCTAAAACAAGAGCAAAACTGAAAGATTCTCTTGTGAAATCATCAGAAAAGCGTCTTGCTGTAGCGGTTCTGAACACCCTGCGAATATCTGGGAATGATTTAAAGCTATCTGTTAGAGACTTCGATGTGCAGATTAACCATAGCCCACAGGATAACATGTATACGAAATCACAGACTTTGTTACAGCTTCTGCAATGTGGAATCCATCCGCTTATCGCAATCAAAACTGTTGGACTGTGGGGAGACGCAGAAAAGACATTCCTGCTGTCTAAATCATATCTTGATAATTTGTGGAAGACTATCGATGATGCAGAAGAGCAAGAAAGAAAAGCACAGGAAATCGTAAACCGAATGCAGGACAACGACTTTCCTGATAATACATAAAGGAGGAGTGCTAAGAGATGAAATATGGGTATGCAGTGATGCAAGATGGCTACACCTACGAGCCGGGCGTGGAAGTGCCCGATTTGGGAAGTGTAAGATGCATTCAAAAAAATGGAAATAAAAGAAAATATGCGTTTTTAAGCAAGGACTTAGACAAACTCCCTACTTATGACAATCTTTCAAGCGGAAGTGCGGCTCTTGCTACAGATACAAATAAGGTTTACGTCTATGAATCTACATCTAAAACATGGTATCAGCAGGGAGAATAGATGATGGAAATCGTAAATGATATGCTTGTAGGCAAATTGTTTCCACAAAAGCAATTGATTTATGATGGATTGCATCCTTCTAGCAAAATATACCCGGGAGAAGATGTTTATCCATTAGAGATGAGTGCAAGCGGAGCACTTCCTAAAAAGACTGGATTAAGAATGTGGTTTAAAGAAAATACTATTATCTAGGTAAAAAAATGGCAAAGCTCAAAAATGATGAGTTAAATATAGTTTCATATGAACAGTATTTCGGCGAAATGGAAATATCCGAAAAGGAAAAGCAGGACAGGATTAAACTTGCTTATGAGTTTGAAGAGTATCTTGTTTGGCTGTTCCTTGCTCTGGCCGCAGAAACCTGGACACTGGAAGAGTATTATCGGATGGCTGATGAAAAGTATTGTCAGATAGCCGCAAAATATATGGGAGTAAAAGAGATCCCGGCATACATTACTGATTATGCGGCAGAGATAACCATGTCGATAGTGGATACGACACTTAACAATAAGGAAGTTGACTATTATCTATCTGATGAAAGAGCAAAAGCCATAGCCGCGAATGAAGCAAATTCCATTGGCAACTATCGGGAACAAGTCGAGATGGTAAAGCAAGGCTACAAGTACAAACAGTGGCTGACTATGAAAGATAATCGGGTCCGCCATACGCATGTGCAGGTGGATGACACAAAAATAGGGATATTCGACCACTTCCTTGTTGGTGATTCCGAAATGATGTTCCCTAAAGATACATCATTAGGGGCTGAACCAGAGGAAATAGTGAACTGCCGATGTTCCCTCAGATACACGAAAGATTGAGCAATCCCAAAAGGGGTTGCTTTTTTCTTATAAAAAATTGCAGCTGTGCGGTAAACAGCAGAACTCAGCAGGAGCAACCTGCGGTAACAAAAGCGTGAGTATATGGAGGTAATTATGACAAGAGAACAAATCTTAAAATTTTTTCCGGATGCAACCGATGACCAGATCACTAACATTCTGAATCAGAGTAATTCAGAGATGGCTAGAGAAAAAGCCAAAGCAACCCAGTATAAGGAAAAGGCTGATAAAGCGGATCAGCTACAGGCAAAGATTGATGAGTTGGAAGCTGGAAACATGACTGAGCTGGAAAAGGCGAACAAAGCTGTAGAGGCGGCGAATAATCGCATTGCTGAGCTGGAAAAAGAAAATGCCATCAGAGGGCAACGTGAAGCTGCTATGAGTAACTTCAATATCTCTGCGGATCAGGCTAAAACCGTTATCAAGGATGATGGCACGATGGATTATGCCGAACTTGGAAAGATTATCTCTGCAAAGGAAGCTGCTTCAGCCCAGGCAAAAGAACAGGAAATTGCAAATGGACAGGCAAATCCGAACGGTGCTGGAGCCGATGGAAAGGATAAAGATGAAAAGCCGGATGATGTGAAGAATGCTGAAAGTATCTCTTTTGGCAATACAGCAACAGACGCAAAGGCACAAAACTACTACGTACTTTAAGGAGGTTTGGTTATGGGGAAACCTATTGAAAGAAATTGGACTCAAAGCAAGGGAATCTTAAAGTTTTTCCCTTATGAAGGTGCGGCTTGTTTAGTCCCGCAGACAATGAAACCTGCGGCTGATGGAAATGGGATGAAGATTGTACCGGCTGGTACACCGTTCCCGTCTAATGATGACTCTTGCCTGGGTTATCTGCTTGAGGATGTTGATGTTACTCAAGGCGATGCACCGGGTACATACGTATACCAGGGCACTATCGATTGGGAAAAGGTTAAGAGCCTTTCCATTACAGAAAAAGCAAGAAAAGCTACCCCAAGAGTAACTTTTTACGGCGCAGAAAAGCTGACACAGGCGTAACTATAGGAGGTATTAATACATGGCATTACCATTAAGTGAAGCATTTACCGCCAGAAGTCTTGGCGTGTTATGGAATAACTATGAGAAAACCCTTGGTACTCCGCCGTACCTTGGCAGACAGAAATTTGGAACAAGAAAACAGGACTCCCTTGATCTGAGATTCATCAAGGGAAAAAAAGGGCTTCCGGTATCTCTAAAGGCATCTAATTTCGATGCTCAGGCAGAGTTGAGAGATGTTGGTGGGTTCTCTGATATCCAGAATCAGATGCCGTTCTACAGAGAGTCCTACATGGTAACTGAGAAAGAGGAACAGGAGTATGCAAACTATCAGTCTGCTGAAAACTCCACTATGGCAAATCAGGTACTGAGAGAGATCAGTAAGAAGCCTATGATGCTGATTGAGGGTGCAAGGGTTGTACCAGAGAGACAGATCTGGCAGTTACTGGCACCGGAAGATGGTATTCCGAGAGTTAAGGTAACCATTGGTTCCAGTGATTACTACATTGACTATACATCTGATAACGGAGCAGAGCACAAGACTAATCACTTCGTTGATATTTCTGGCAGCGAAACTGATAAGTGGTCCGCTTCTGCAACTGCTACTCCGCTGGACGATCTGATTGAGGAAAGACGTACCTTTGCTAAAAAGACCGGATATTCCCTTACCAGATTTACCATGAATACCGAGACTTGGGAAATGGTTCTTAAAGCTGAGGACACCAAGAAACAGGTGCTTGGTATTACTGCATATACTGGTGGAATCCGTTTACAGCAGTCTCAGGTTACTGATTATCTTCGCGGTTATGGTATTGAAATTGAAATCTACGACAAGCTTTATATCGATCCGGCAGACAATACCACTAAATACTTTATTCCGACAGGCATTGTTTCCTGTACTTCTGCCGGAGTATATCTTGGAGATTACGTGTTTGGGCGCACGCCGGAAGAGAGAAGCGGCAGTTTAACAGATGGCAATCTGTCCATCGTAGAGACTGGTGTTGCTGTATATACCTATGCTACGCAGCATCCGATTAACACTCACTGTATCGTATCTATGATTGGTCTTCCGACCTTTGAGGGAATGGATAGTGTAGTTGTTATGAAAGTTAATGCGTAGATAAAGGAGGATTGGCATGGTTGCTGAATTTACAGTAAAGCGTAATGGAAAATGGTATCATGCCGGAGAACAGCTTCCGGAATCTCAAACTGAGAATGACGATTCAGAACAGACTGGATCGTCAGAGCTTCCGTTTGAAACTCCTGCATACACCAAAACAGAGATAATGCGTATGCCGGTTGCTCAACTGCGTGCGCTTGCAGAGCAGTTAGGCATTGAAGGAGCGACATCCTTGAATGGGAACGAACTCAAAGAGCAAATTATAGCATTACTCTATTTATGATGGGGGGCGACTCATGGAATATACAGTTCTGGAACAAGTAAAGATTCGGCTGAAACAATTCCATATTGACGACAGCTCAGGGTCGGATGTGACAGTATTTGACGAGAAAGAAGATAATGTGCTCTTGGAGCAGCTTATTAAGCAGGCTAGAGAAGATGTCATCAGCAGGAGGATGTATCCTGATAATTACACCGATGAGCAGATAGAGGTTGACCTGAAAAAGTTTGAAAGTGTAATTGTAAACCTTGCTGTGTATGACCGCTCACAGGCGGGAGAAGCATTCATGTCAAATTATACAGAAAATGGGACTCAACGAAGTTGGAGAGATAGAGACAGCCTCTTAGCTGGGGTATTCCCATTTATAAAAGTGCTTTAAACCCATCGAAATCTATGGTGTTAGAAGATTGTGCGTATCGTTTTGTTGATGTCAACAAGATGATGCAGGGAGTACACAAAAAAGTGGTGGTGGGCGGTGTACAATTATAAAAGTCAGGAGTTCCAAAATGAAAGAGCTTTTATTACAAACTTACATGATTGCGTTGCCTATATTTCTTGGCTATATTGTCTGGCTTTTACAGCAGCAGAAGCGCGACAGGGGCGCGAATAGCAAAGGAACAATGCTTTTGCTTCGTGTCCAGCTGATAGAATATCATGATAAGTACGTGAAAGAGGGAGAAATCCCATCCTACGCATTTGAAAATTTCGAAGAAATGTATAATGCGTACCATGCGCTTGGTGGAAATGGCATGATTACTAAAATGTATCATGAAATTCAACAGCTACATTTGAGAAACGGAGGGAAACAGTAATGGATATTACACAGATTGGAACATCGCTTGCAATAGTGGTTATCTGCTATCTGATTGGGCTTGGAGCGAAGATCATTCCGGCAGTTAAGGATAACTACATTCCAGTGATTGTTGGAGCTTTTGGTGGTGTTCTTGGTGCCGTAGGCATGTATGTCATGCCGGAGTTCCCAGCCAATGACATTATGACGGCTGTGGCAGTTGGCATTGTAAGCGGTCTGGCAAGCACCGGAGTAAATCAGATTTATAAACAGATTAAACAATAATTTTTTGAAAGTGAGCCGATATGTTAGACATCAACAAGCAGAAAATGAAGTATTCCAAACATGGACAAAGAATCACTGTCTATGAGCGTGATGATGATGGAAATATCAAGTATTACATGGATAGTGATGGGCACAAGATCCCGATGATTGCTGATGAAACTATCGGTTTCTCTGAACCAGTTGATTTCCGGGCAAACATCAGCAACAAGCTGAGTGAAGTGATGGTTAAAGAGTTTGGAATTGATGATTCCAGCACATATGTACAGATCGTCACGGATAAAGGTTATTTGCCGATTAAGGCTGGCGATGTGGTATGGAAAAGGTCTGACGTGGGATACGATTCCGATGGGAACGTGGACCCTTTAACAGCTGATTACACGGTTAAGGGTGTGGCGGATGAAGGGCTGACAGTCGATCTGTTCCTTTTACAGAAAGTGGTGAAGTGATGGCAAAACATGTTATCAAGATGTCACTGTCTGTAAGCTCAGTGAAAGCCGCTCAGAAGGCTCTAGAGGACTACAAAAAAGACTTGGAGAATAAATGCTTGCTGTTGACAAAAAGGCTGGCTAAAAAGGGCGTAGAAATCGCAAAAGCACAGATTATTGGTCTTGATGCAGTGTTTACCGAAGAACTTTTGGAGAGCATTCATTCAGAAGACAAGGGCGGTAATGTATGGGCGGTTGTAGCTGGCACTAATCACGCTATGTTCGTTGAATTTGGTACAGGACAGGAGGGCATGACAAGCCCTTATCCGTATGAATTTCCAGATGGTATTACGTGGAATTACAATTCCGGGCAGACCATCAGACAGGCTCTTTCGGATATTGTGGTACATGGCAGCGTGTTTGTTAAAACCGGTGAGTATTACTGGACGTACATCGGAAAAGACGGAAAGCTGCATATTACAAAGGGTATGCCTAGTAGACCGTTTATGTACAACACAGCGAATGAATTAAGAGAAATTATCCTTGAAACTGCAAGGGAGGTGTTTAATTCATGATAAGTGTAAATCAATGGGCGTATGAATTGGAAAAGAAGATTTTTTCGATTGTGAAATATAGAGCTGGAGAAAAGCTGAAAAGCAAATATCCGAATATCTATATTACAGATATTGAAAAGAATACTTCTAAAGCAATTTTTCCCACAGTATACATGCATGAACTTCCTGGACTAGAAAAACATCCGGACCTTGAAGGGATAATGATCAATGCCGTCCAAGAAACTATACAGATTGATGTGATTACAAATACGGGTCAGAGTGATGCGAATAAGGTTATGGCAATAGTCCTTGAAGAGTTTAAAAAGATGTGTTTTAAAATTACTGCTATGCCGGAATTCAGCGGCACCGGTGATACGTATCGAAGCACTGCAAGAGTACGAAGGGTTATCAGCCACAATGACATATTATAACAGACAATAAAGAGCAGAAATGCTCTTATTTTTTTACTAAAAATTAGGAGGTATTAAACATGGCTACAGGTTTAAAATCGAGGATTGCATACAAAACACCGTCTTCAAGCCCAACGAAAGGTGAATACTGGACCGGTACGTATAAATTACTTATACGTGCAAAAACTATTCCGTCTCCGTTTGGTTCTCAGAATATGGTAGATACATCGACTCTCGAGGATCTGGTTGAAACTCAGGAGCTGGGCAGACGTTCGGCTGGATCGATGGAGATTGAGGGAGCATTTGAGAAAAAATACAAAGATGAAATGGTAACGAATGAGGGCAAAAAGCTTGATTTCCTCATTCTGTATGGTACTGATGGAAAAGGTTCAGAAGGTATTCTGGGCTTTATCGGACAAGAGACTTTTGCACCGGGCGAGGCATCTGACGATCATTTAACAGGTACAGCAACGGTATCGGTACAAACTGTGCCGAAGTGGATTGAGGACGAATATACTGTTACGACACAGGAGGATGATGACGGAAACCTTGAATCCATTACACTGGCAAAAAAATAGACAGCCAGTCTTTAATGGCCGGGGAGACTGGTTATGATAGCACGGTCACATCAGAAGCTGAACATATTTATTAACAAAGGGGCTTTACAGCCCCTTTTTCTGCACGAGCAAGAGAAAGGAATATGATTATGAAAACAATTAAGTTTGGAAATAGAGAGTTAAATATTAAATACGGATACAAAGCAACTTTACGTGGCGGTCTTCTTAAAAAAATCATTCAGATGAGCGATATTGGAGCCGATATGGAGTCAGTTGAAAGATTGCTTGATTTCCTGCCGGAAATGCTTCTGGCTGGTTTACAGAAATTTCATGCAGATGAGTTCGGCTACGATCCAGACAATGAGGCGCAGAAAGCTGAAAAAATGAACAAGGTATACGATCTCCTGGACGATTATTTTGACAGCGATTGCGGGGATATGCAAACCCTTTTTGCTACCTTACAGAAGGAGATGCTTGACAACGGTTTTTTATCCAAGGTGGTAAACAGAAAGACCAAGAAGAGCAAAACAGAACCGACGGAAATCGAGGAAGCAGGAGAGAGCGAGAACTAACCTGGGAACTGTACAGCAAAGAGATCCGACCGTATTGGCTGCTGATGTCAAAGGGGTATGGGTTATCTGTAGATGATATAGATAATTCTTGCCCGTCTGATTTACAGCCATATGCAGAAAGCTATAAGCTAGAACGAAAGATAAAGGATACGGAGGCGTGGACAGAATGGGGAAATTATGGACTTAGCGCCATTTTGATTGCACTTGAAAAGTGCCTGGCAGGAAGTAAGGCAAAATTAAAGTATTTTTCCCATCCTATAATGTCTGAATCAGAAGTTTCTAATGGCAATAAAGAATCAAATGAGGAATGCGCCATTTACGAAATGAAGCAACGAATAAAATTATTACGAGAATCCGGATTACCGGAAAGCCCGGATTAAGGGAGTAACTATGACAGGTGTAGAAAGTGTTATAAAAATTGCCAAAAGCGAAGTAGGCTATTTGGAAAAACGAAGTGCAGATGCGCTTGATAGTAAAACTATCAATGCCGGAGATGCAAACTATACCAAATATGCAAGAGATGTTTATCCATCATTACAAGGTCAGCCGTGGTGCGATATGTTTGTTGACTGGTGCTTTGTACAGGCATTTGGGAAAACAACCGCCAAGCAGCTGCTGTGTGGTGGGTTTAGCGCATATACTCCAACTTCTTCTCAATATTACAAGAATCGCGGGCAATACCATAAATCGAATCCTCAACGAGGGGATCAGATTTTCTTCCGTAACTCACAAAGGATTTGTCATACAGGGCTTGTGGTAGGCGTTTCTGGCGGTCGTGTTTACACGATTGAAGGAAATACCAGTAACGGCTCGGAAGTTGTGGCAAATGGAGGTGCTGTGTGCGAAAAGTCGTATGCGTTAAGCAATAGCCGGATTGATGGATATGGTAGACCGGATTGGAGTATTGTTGATAACAAAAAATATACTGTGGGCTGGTATCATGACAGCACCGGTTGGTGGTATGCAGATACGGAATCCACCTACTTAAAATCGTGCTGGAAGGTTATTAACAAGCACAAGTATTATTTTAATGATGATGGATATGCGGTAACTGGGTGGCAAGAATTAGAGAGCGGAAAATGGTATTATTTTGAACCACGTTCAGGCCATCCATACGAATGTGCGCTGTACTTAACTGATGGAACGGGGGCACAAGATGTAGGAGTGTTTTAACGATTTAGAGTAGCTGCGTTTAGAGCGTGTGGAGAATGAAGTGTTCTCTACACGCTTTTTTTTGTAGGAAAAAAGGTGGTGTAATATGTCAGAAGTCGATAGCTTAGAAGTCTCGATTGAAACGACTGCCAAAGATACTGAAAAGGCATTAGACGGCCTTATAAAAAAATTAGAAATAGTAGCACAGGGAATCTCTGCAATTAAAAATAATTCAGGTTTAGAAGATTTCCGAAAACAGGTGCAGGAATTATATAAAAGTTTTGGTGCTGCCGGCCAAGGAAAGAAATCTTCAAAAACCGGGAAGCAAATCAGCTCTAACTTTCGGGTTATTGAGGAAGATTTCAGAAAAACTGTGTCTGAAATAAGGGCTCAATTTGAAGATTTGGGTAAGGATTTTGAATTTTTTGGAGATGCTGAAAAAATTCAAAAGAAAATAGAATCGCTTTCTAACAAGCTGGAAGAAGCAAAATTAAAACAAGATAGCTTGATTGCGTCTGGAAAAACAGATGGAGAGCAGTTTGAAAATGCGGTTAAAAATGTTGTTATTTATGAAAACCAAATTGAGAGCTTAAAGCGGAAACTTGAGTCATTAAAGAAAACTGAAATAGAAGCAGCGAATGTAAAAGCTGTTCTGGCGCATGATCCGAACGTCTTTTCCGGAACAATAACTGGCATGGGTCATGAAAGCAGCAAAAGCAATAAAAGCATCGCTGAAGAAGTGAGATCTTCCATGATTCCAGCGTCTAGTATGCAATATAACGCAGAAGCAATGGCGCAGACGTTTGGAGAAAGTGCACGAAATATAAGGGAATACGCACAAGCTGTAGAAGAATATGGAGCGCGTGCTGGAGATGTACTGAATAACCCTGACTTATTTAACAGTGATGCTATACGAGAAACGGCAAACGGTTTTGAGACTCTTGCCGAAAAATTAAGTAAACTGACTGTCCCAGAGATTAATACCAGTAGTCTTGAGGAATTGCAAAAAGAACTCCAAAAGACAGAAAATAAAGTAGAAGAAGCAAGAGTTAAGCTTGAGAATGGCGTTACTATGGGAACGTTTTCCGAAAGCCCGGATAACAAGACCTATGTAAAAATGCAAACGGACATTGCTCTCGCCGAAAAAAAAGCAGAGGCACTTCGGGAGAAGATCGAGGAGATTAAGAAATCATCAAGTTCCACCAAAAGTGGGATATTTGAAAAGATGAAGGCTATAGTCAGTGCCCTTTTGCCGATGGTTTCTAAGCTTTCCGGTGCAATAACCAGTAAATTATCAAATTCCTTTAAAGAAGTTGGGGAATCGGCTGAGAATTTCCACAACTCAATTTCGAAAAATATACTCTCGTTGCTTCGCTATGCAATAGGAGCCAGAACAGTTTATATGCTGGTTCAGAAGCTTAAAGCGGCATTTGTTTATGGAATAAACAATTTAGTGCAGTATAGCAATCAGACAAATTCAAGTGTATCGTTACTGGTTAATTCTGTGAATCAGTTAAAGAATTCTGTAGCGGCTGCTGCATCGCCGCTCCTAAATGCACTTGCTCCGGCATTAAATACGATCATCCAGCTGTGTATAAATGCGGCGAATGCAATTAACCAGTTATTATCGGCACTTACGGGGCATGGCACATGGATTAAGGCTAAGAAGCTTACTGACAACTATGCATCCAGTCTCGGGGGAGCTGCTAAGGCAGCGGATAATTTACGGACACATACTCTTGGCATTGACGAGCTGAATGTTGTTGAGCCAGATAAAGGATCCGGCGGCGGAGGAGGCGGCGGCGGAACGAGCGGCGCCGATATGTTCGATACGGTTGAGATTGAAAGCAAATATAAAAAACTTGCTGATGAAATCAAGAAGTATTGGGACATGGGGGATTTTACGGCGCTTGGTGCTTCTGTGGGACAGTGGGTAAAGAATGGCCTTGATTCGATTGACTGGAGAGGAATTCAGGAATCTGCCAGAAAAATAGCATCCTGCATTGGAACGTTCATCAATGGATTTGTTGAAACGGATGGTTTGGGGACCACTATCGGAAGAACCCTTGGGGAAGCAATTAATACAGCGGTAGACTTTGCCAATACATTCCTTGATGTTACTCACTTTGATTCTATAGGAAAGTTCCTTGGAGATGGTTTGAACGGGCTTGTTGATACGATTAATTGGGCCGAATTCGGTCGCCTTTTCGCCTCTGCTTTAAATGCCGTAGTGGAAACAGCACTGAATTTCGGAGAAACAATTAACTGGGTCAAAATAGGAACGGCAATTGCGACTGCGGTTAATCAGTTTTTTGCTACTTTTGATACTGCAAAACTGGCAAAAGGGATTAATGCGTGGGTAAATGGAATAAAAAAGGCCATTACGACAGCGATCAATAAAATTAAATGGAAAACTGTTTTTAAGTCGTTGACAGATTTTGCTTCCAATCTTGATTTGAGTTCGGCGTTTGTGGTTGCTATTCCGATTATTGGAGCTTTTTATAAGGCACTCAAAGCAATTGACATTGCTTCTTTCGGAGAAAAATGGAACGGTTTTAAAAGCACGATGGGTTTAGTTGTACAGGCGTTCCTTGGGAATGCTAGTGCGGCGCAGAGTCTGTCCCAGTCTTTCCCGGCGGTAAGCAATGCGGTGAATCTCCTTGGAACAGCATTCCAGAGTTTGATCTATGGAATTAGAATCGGAGATTGGGCCGGCGGCGTGAGAACGGCATTTTCAACTATTACGGCAAGCCTTTCCACATTGAGCAAAGCGCTTATTGGAGGTGGAGGCATTCTTTCTGATTTCCTGCTTGTCAAGAGTGGATTTAATGATTTGGCTTTAGGCAGTGATAATCTGGTTGCATCTATCGGAAAAATAGCTGGCGGTGTTGCGATCGCCGTGGCTGCCTTAAAACTGATTGGGTTATCTAATCCGTTTACAGCACTTATTGTGGGAGCAACATCACTTGTAGCTGCTATTGTGGGAGTGAATAATGCTTTCAATGAGCTTGACGCGGAAAGAGCGGGACAAACAATTGCAGATGCATTTACAAAACCAGGCGGCACTCCGTTTGAAACTATCGTTCAAGATGTAAAGGACCAGCTGTCTAGTATTGGCACTGAATTTGACAATGTGAGCACTCATATTAATGATTTCGAAAATTCTAAAGTGCCGATTCAAAATGTGCTTTCTGAAATTGATAAGATTCAGACGAGCATGAATGCGGGCGTATTAGGAACGGAAGATGGTGTTGCGCAGCTTAAAGCGGCCTATCAAGATTTAGTTGACGCGGCAAAGCTACGGTTTCAGGAGTATGAAACCCTTGTATTTACAACGTTTTCGGATGGTAGCGAAGCATCAAAAGCATTCGAGGCTGCTGGACTTGACATTGAAGCGTATAAGGAACGGGTAACAGGGTTCAGCTCTGAGGCTCAGCAGAAGATTCAAGCGTTGGTCGATGAAATCAGCAATTATGCATCAACCGATCCGACAAACCCACGAATGACTGAAGCACAAAGTGAACTTGCTGGATTGCTTGGAGTGACGGATGAACTGACAAAATCTATGGGGGACTTTGACACATATATTTCAGGAAACCCGATTGATTGGTCGAAATATATCAATGGCAATGCCTTAGATGTGGATTCAATCAATAGCGATCTGGAATCTCTGTTCACGAAAGCCGAAGAAACTCAGCAGAAATCAAGTGATGCCCTTCAAGGTATTGTGAATGCTGCGAAAGATGCAGGAGACGAGCAGAATTATGAAGCATTGAAAACGGCACTGCCAGGAGCGATTGAAGCTGCGAATCAGGATGCGGCTGGAAAAGTCAAGGAGCAGACCGATCTTATTCAACTACAGCTTCTTGATGTGATTAGTAATTCAATTAGTGACGCACAGCAAAACTGGTCTGAGATGTCTTCTATCGAAAAGTGGCTCAAATGGGGTAACGATGAGGATGCTTATATTTACAATTATGTTAATTCTGTAAAAGCAAGCACCATCGATCCTATGTCGAGCACGATCGAAAGCGGACTTGAACAATTAGGAATTGACGGCGCTGGATGGGCTAGTGGAGCAGCAGAGAAAATGATTTCCGCTCTGTTCGATGAAGTGCCGCTGTATGCGGAAAAGGCGTTGCCTGGAACGACAGAAACGCTCAAAACTGATTGGCAAACTATTCTTGACGATGCTCTGAAAGGTGCTACAGAAGCGGTAGATACTGAAAAGTATGGAAAGGATACTGTCGAAGGATTTAATAATGGTATCACTAACAATGCGGACAGTACAAAAAGCAGCATCGAACAATGGATGGATAGCATTGACACCAACATTCATGATAGTGCGCTTAACTTTGGTTCTCCGTCCAAAAAGGCAGAGGAATACGGACAGTGGGTCATCGAAGGATTCAATAATGGTATTGTGAATAATACTCAGAGTTCTGTAAGTGCAATCGAGACATGGGTTTCGGCGATCGCATCATCTGTTAATGAGAGCACATGGGCGAATATGTTTGCCGGGATAGTTGGAGGCTTTCAGACAAAGTGGAATGAAGTTACATCGTGGTGGCAAGGAACGGCGATGCCGAATTTCTTTAGCTCAGGTGTTGCCCCGTGGTTTACTGCGGCAAAGTGGACAACTGCGACAGACGGCATGAAGTCCGGGCTTGTTATGAAGTTTGATGAGTTTGTAGCCCAATGGAAAACGAAGATTAATTCGTGGTTCGAATCCAATGTAAAACCATATTTTACGGTAGCTAAGTGGACTGAACAGGGAGAACATATAAGAAATTCTCTCAAGAGTAAGTGGGATGAGTTCCAGAAGCAATGGCAGACGGATATTGCAGCATGGCTCAAAACAGACGTTGAACCAAACTTCGCGAAAGAAAAATGGTCTGGCTATGGCACTCAAATGAAAGAGGGTATGTATGAAGGCTTCAAAGGTATTGCTGAACAAGTCAAGACAATTATTAATGGTCTAATTAGTGCGATGAATACCGCCATGAGCCGAATCACGAAGAGCGTCAACGACCTTATTGAGGATTATAATGACTCTATCCGAGAAATGGAAGAGGGAGACAGCACGGTTAGAAAGATTTCGTTTCATTCGATTGAAGCTGTCAGCATCCCAAAATACGCCACCGGAGGATTCCCGGAGGATGGAATGTTTTTCGCTAATCATAATGAGATGGTCGGAGAATTTGCCAATGGAAAAACTGCGGTAGCGAATAACGAACAGATTGTAGCTGGAATCGCATCGGGCGTTAAGAGTGCAGTATCGGAAGTGCTTGCTCCTTACCTGTCACAGATCGCTGACAACACTAGAGAAACAGCGGATAAAAATATGTCTATCAGTCTTGATGGGCGTGAGCTTGTCAGTGGAATTAATAGCAGGTCTAAACGAAATGGCTTTAGCTTTACTTAAAGATATTCCCAAAATGCCCCTTATGTGCTATGATCAGTGCAAAGGGGGCAATATTATGGGATGCTTTTATTGGCTAATTGTTGGGTGGTGGCTTGAACCGATATTGTTTGTTATCAAAGCGATTTATATGCTTTTTGTCGGATTCCCTTTAAAGATTATGAAGTGGTGTGCGGTTATCGCGGTTGCACTTGTGGTAGGAACTTTGCTTGCGGGTTCGCTTGCGGCCGCTTTGTTTTTGGCCGCCATGATTGCGATTGTCACTGGGCTTGTTAGTAAGAAATGATGGCTTGGTGCTGTGAGCAGAATACATGCCAGATGTTGACTCGGCGGTGTGATTTTGGTATAATAATTGCAGAAAATTTAACCGAGTTCTGTAGATCTGCCCGGGGCCGTGAGAGGGATGAACAGGTTGTAACAGAATAGGAGAATTGAGCAAGGACGGCAAAATGCAAAAATTCAGCACGCTCGCCAGATGTAGTGGATAAACTATGTCTGGTGGGCGTTTTTTGCGTTAAAAAAGGAGTGGAGTGTGATTATGAACGAATTAAAAATAACAGAATATAGATGCCAGAGAGTCCTGACGACTCAACAGATTGCTGAAGCGTATGGGACAGACAACAAAACGATTTCATACAATTTTAATCATAACAAGGATAGGTATATTCTTGGAAAACATTTTATTTTACTTGAAGGAGATTCCCTTCGGGCGTTTCGTGAAATTCACGATTTGCCAACCAACCTCAATAAATTGTATCTTTGGACAGAAAAAGGGGCATTCCTCCATGCAAAATCTCTAAATACAGATAAGGCATGGGAAGTGTATGATCACCTTGTGGATGAATATTTCTCGAAGAAGGATAACAGTGGCACGCCAATGACATATCGGGATGCTATAGCACAGCTCTTGGAAAGTCTTGATCGAGAGGCTGAACTGCAAGCACAGCTTGACACTTCTAAGGATTGGTATTCTATCAAGCGTGTAGCAGCGCTGAATGGAGTACCATGGAAGACTTTCAAATGGAGAAGATTAAAAGCCGCCGGTGACAAGATGGGATACGAGGTAAAAAAGATTTTTGATGCTAATTATGGAGAGGTGAATACGTACCATCGTAGTGTTTGGGAAGCGGTTTATCCAGATTATGAGCTTTAATAGGAGGGGGAACTATGGCAGTAATTGAAGTATGCGATATTTGTGAAAAAAAGATAGCCCACAGCGATGGAATCACTATCAGATGCTCAGATCTTAAAGGAGATGGAGTGGTGGGGCTAGAATGGAGACAAAACGTAAGAGAGCGAATATATGATATTCGGATCTGTGACAGGTGCATTTCTAAAATCAAGAAATACTGCAAAAAAAGAGCGGTTATGGAAGATTTGTTTCAATAAAAATTCCCTATTTGGTAGTGAATTTGGTGATCGCTGAGTGATCGCTTTCATGATCGCCTAGTGATCTTAAAATGAACTTGCGGTCGAACCAGCAATGCGAAGCCGATAATTGTTGTAAAATCAATAGTTTTTATATATTTGTAAAATTGAACGAACCAGCAGGCGGACTACCTAGTGAACCACCAGATGAACCACCGAACGAACCACCAGACGAACCACAAAACAAGAATGTAAGAATATAAGAATGTAAGAAAAAAGAAAACATAAATTTACTTCGTAAATTTATCAAAAGAAAATATCAAAAAGGAGGTGTTTGTGTGGCATATAGAACTGTCAAGTCCGGAGAAGGACTATCCTCTTTTCTGGTAGTGAATGGGGTTGAATTCCCTTGTCCGAGGGTGGGCTTTAGCTACATCATATCGACAACGGTCAATGCAGGGCGAAATGCGAATAATGCAGTTATCGGTCAGAAAATTGGCAGGGACCTGTATAAACTCAATAATTTGGAGTGGGCGATGCTAGATGCTGAAACCTGGAAAAATATGCTGGCGGCGATAGAGCCGTTTTATGTGCCAGTGACATTTGAGGACTATCGGACAGGGGAACCGATCACAATAACTATGTATCCAGGAGACAGAGAAGCTAAACCTATCTTTGCCGATCCGCAAACACACGTAGTTACTAAATACGAAAACTGCAAGTTTAACTTGATCGACTGCGGATTGGAGTGATGAGAAATGCAAAAAGCAAGTGCTGCCTATAAAAAGGCCATGAAACAGCCGATCAGAAATCGGGCATATATCAACGCCAGAATTGGTATTGTTAGTTCTGTGGCACAGAATAATGTGGTTGCTGATTGGGACAAGAATGGCTTTGCATACTTCACAAACAACACAGAACCATTTAAGGAAAATTCGGTGGAAAGACGATATGCAACGTGTGAACAGGATTTCTCGTATCTGGACGGGAGCATGTATTTTTTGCCGCCGGAGGGAAGCAACTACGAGTATTACAACAACGGACTGGTAACTAATGAATTATTGGGGAGCATTTATATTGATTTTGATGGTGCAGTTGCGGACATCAAGGGTGTTACCATTGATTTTGGGGAATATTACCCGACTTCGCTTGATATTGAATATGACAGCGGAACGAAAAGTTACTCAAACGCTTCACGGACGTTTGTGACAGAGGATACGTTTGATGCCATAACTTATATGGTTATCACTCCTAAAACGCTTGTAAACGGGCAAGGGCGGCTTAGAATCGAGCAATTCACTTGCGGTATCTCCAATACGTTTACGAACAAGCAGGTTAAGAGCTACAGCTATAAAGAATATGTGTCAGCCATCTCGGAATCGCTGCCTAGCCATGATATGACGTTGACGGTTGACAACCAGAACCTTTATTACAATCCAGACAGCCAGGAAAGCGCAATTACCTATATGGAGCAAGGGCAGAAGATGTATGTGCGCTTTGGCTATGATGTCACGGGAAATGGAGATATTGAATGGCTGCCGGACACAGTTGCATTGTTGAAAAGCTGGAGCGCAACGGACAAAGAGGCGAAGTTTACACTGGTAGATGTGTTCGATATGAAACTTAACGAAACTTATTATCGTGGTCAGTATCGGGAGAATGGAATCAGCCTTTATGACTTGGCGGTGGATGTGTTTGAAGATGCAGGATTCTTGCCGGAAGAGTATTCTATTGATCCGTATCTGAAAACATTAGTGGTAAAAAATCCGATGCCAGTAGTAAGACAGAGCGAAGCGTTACAAATTATAGCAAATGCTGGAAGATGCATATTGAGCGCTGATCGCTCTGGAAAGGTTCGGATATTTAACACTATAGTTCCAAATATGGAAGTTACAAGTGATAATCAGACGGAGTTCAGTATTGTTGGAAACGTCCTATCTGGAAAACAAGATTTTTATGCTATGGCAAGTAAAGACTTTTCCTCGTTAGATGGTACGATGATGTTTCTTCCGAGAGCAGGTGCGTATCTGCCAACAATAGGTTATGTCAGTGAAAGTGTTGCGGATGAGAACGGGAATTTTACAAATAATCCTGTCGTGACGATTACTTTGGAAGCAAGTGCAACATTTTTTGGATTCACAATACAGTTCCAAAGCACCGCACCAAGAGAGTTTAAAATTACCACGTATTATCAAGGCGCTACAGTACAGGAAATAGCTGTACAAAATGAAGAATTGTTATGCGGAATTACAGATGAGTTAAACTTGTTTGATAAAATGACACTGGAATTTATAAAGGGATATCCGAACGCCAGAGTTGCAATTGATAATATCATATTTGGTGGTAATTCAGACTATAGTATGGATTACAATATCATGAAAGAATCGCCAGATAGCATTCAGGAAGAAAAGGTTTCCAGGGTTGAGGTGGTACAAAGTCTTTATAGGTTGTCTGATAAGGTTAATAATAGCTTTCAGGAAAAAGTGGATTTAACAGAATATGACACATATACATTTTACTTTTCTAATCCATCGTATGAAATTGAAGTGAAAGCGGATGAAACAGTTCTTCCAGTTATTGACAGCAGCAGCTATTATGCTACTGTCGATACAAAGAGCCTTTCAGGAGAACATGAGCTTACAGCTACGTGTAAAGAATATGTAGTTACCAACAGACCGACAGCGAAGACGATTAATAGTGTTGGCATTGTGAAAACCTGGGAAAACCCGCTCATTAGTGACGATGAGTTGGCAAAAAAATTGGCAAATTGGCTTGGGCATTATTATGAGAACAATATTAATTACAATATTACCTATGCCGGGGAGCCGAGAATTGATTCTGGGGATATTGTCCTTTTGGAAAATAAAATTTCGAACGGTGTGAATGCTAGAATTTATGAGCATGAGCTATCATTTAATGGTGCGTTTTCTGGCACAGCCAAGGCACATAAAAACGTCACATATAATGAGATTAATTAATCATGCGGAAGGAGGATGAAATGCCAAATCCCTTTAATTCAACAAGCAAATTTAATTGGAGCGATTATATGCAGCTTCGAGCTATGATAATGGATCTAAATTCTATGGCAAATGAGCTGTATTTGAGCTTTCAGATTAAAACCATGCGCCCAATCAAGACTTATGATGATTACTTCTATGCAGAAGATTTTAACCGCATAGAAGAAAATCTGGAAATCATTAACAAGCATGTTTTCACACAGGATATAGGAGAAACAAAAACGTTCTATGACAATGGACAATTCATCAAATATGACGAACTGAATCGGCTGATTAATGGACTGTATACATTGTCTGATATGCTTAAAAATCAGGCAAAAAACAGGAGAAAGCTGGAAATTCGGCTAGGAAACATGAAAGGAGTGAAGTGTTAATGGCATTAAAAACTGACTATAAGGATGATATTATCAAGGACGGCGGCGCGAGGAAATACAAGCAAACTACAAATAGCGATGGAACGATCAGCCTTACCGACAAGACGGTTTATTCACAGGAGGGTAGCACTTTCGCGGCGAAGGATATCAATGAAACGAATGCGGCGGTTAATCGTTTGAATCATGTGACGACAGTTACGCTTACCGCTAGTGGCTGGAATCAAATAGAAGCGTCTGGAATATATTCACAGCAACTTAGCCTTGATGGAGTGACGGCAGAAGATGAGCCGCTTCTTGTGAGCGCGTTGGAGGATGGGGCTGACACATCGACTCAGCTGGCATATAGTAAAGCGTTTGGAATTGTGGCATCTGGTACGGCAGTCACGGGAGATGGATATGTTAGCTTTAAGACATACAAAAAACCGGCGACAGATGTTACGGTAGGCTTAAAGGGGGTATAGCATGGGACAGGTTAGAATGGCTGGTGGTGGTTCTTCTGTGGATCTGGATGTGACTACGGCAACGGCAGGGGATGTGGTTTTGGGAAAAGTGATTCTGGATATCGATGCAAATTTGGTACAAGGCACTCTTGCACTGTCCGGAACAGCAGGAACAGGGGATGTATCATCCGGACGAACCTTTTATTCAAACGACCCACAGAACAAGCAAAGCGGAACCATCGTTGAACGCGGAACCAATCAGTATGGCAGTGGTTCGATTTCGGGCGGATATCTTGTGCTGAATGCCCCGTCTGGAATATATCGGAAGAATGGCTATAGCTGGGCACCAGAAGTGCGGATAAGCTACGCAACACTTAGGAGCCTCTTGGGATTGACGGCTGACAAGCTGAAAAAAGGAGTTACAACTCTAGGTATTACGGGCACGTATTAGAAAGGAACATGAAATGGGAAAAATCTGGATTCCTGGTGGCGGTGGATATGTTGATATTGACAGCGTGACCGCTACGGCAGGAGACGTGGAAAAAGGAAAAGTATTTGTAAATTCGAATGGTGATCCTGTGACGGGGACACTTGAACTGACCGGAAATGCGGCTGCGAATCAGGTGTTATCAGGAAAGACATTTTACAATACGCAGTTAAGAGAAAAGCAGACGGGGACACTCCCAGAACGTAGCGTTACGCAAAATGGAACCCTTGGAAATGGTTCTGATTATATCGCCATTAACCAGCTTCCAGAGGGATTTTACAGGAGCAATGTGCAGGCGCGTGTTCCGCTGAGTACTCTGGCTAATTATTGCGGTTTGACTCCATATACCATAAAAGAGGGCGTGACGATTGCAGGCGTTACCGGAAAATATAAAGGGGCTACGCTTAAACTGCAAGAAGTAACTGGCTCATTCTCTACCGAAAAGATCAATTTCTATAACGGATATTTGGGTTTTTCTAAAGATAGGGCTTGGCATTTGTACGGACAGAACTATCCGTGGAATAGTCTGGAATTATTAGGTAGTTCTTACAAGTATTTGGGAATCAAAGGGGGAGTGGGTAGTTCCTCAACGGGCCTTAAAGGTCTTTTCAGACTGTCCGATCCGATTGATGTGACTGCATATACAAAGCTGAATGTAGAGCTTTCAACCAGTGGATACAAAGGTTCAAGTAGCTCGACGAAGAGAGATTGGGGTGATGCAGTGAAATTCGGCTTTGGCGCCACGGGAATGTCAACGGATGCGTTTGTGGCGAGCATAAGCAGGGCATCTAATTCGGATCTGGCAACAAGCGTCGTGGATGTAAGCGGGCTATCAGGAAATTATTCTCTGTTTGCGCATGTGTATATTCCGGCGCAAGGCAGTAGTGGCGGTGCATATCTTACTGTTCATACAGAAGACATCAGCCTGACAATTTAGCACCTTGGCTTGAAAACATAAGGGATATATCCCAAGACATCATCAATATCAGTTTCCAGACATCGAAATTTGCCGTCCCGGATGCTGTAGTATTCGTGAACACCGGATGCGTTTGGGAAAGGGCTTCGCCTGGCAATAAAAACATTGTCGCCATAGACGATGACACTGTTCTCGTTTGCTTTTGGCGGTCGGTCATTGGCGATTAGAAGTGTATCGAACGGACTACAGAACGGCATATAATAGTTCGTATTGACGGAGAGTCCACAGAAAATTTGAGGTTTTATGTTTGCCGGAATGTCAGTGATGTCGAGAGAATGTAAGTTGCCGGGAATGTGAAATGTCCCATCTGTGTGTTCATCCAAGTCCATGATAGGGATAGTCTTTCGGGCTTGGCGGTAGCCGGATTTCATTACTTGATACTGCCTGCATATGAACCAGCGGACAAAGTATTGGTAATGCTCTGGCATGGAGCGAAACATTCGGATGCAGGATTCATCTTCTTCGGAAAGTGTATCAGCGCCGACCAGCTCATCGATCGTGAGATTCAAGGCGTGGGCGAGGGATGCGGCTGTCGATAATTTACAGTCTTTGGGGTTCTGGTAGAGCAAATTTTTCAGAGTGTCGAATGATATGCCGGATTTGTCCGCAAGTTCTTTTTGAGTTATGTTAGACATGTATGCCAAAAGATTGTGTTTCAAGTTGCTAGTAAGTGAAGTGTGGTTTGAAACCAGTTTTGAGGATAATTCCCCCGATTTTGTGTCTTTCATGGCATTTCCTCCCTTTACTGTAAGCGGTACAATAGAACTGTCCTCTAAAAGGGCAATACAACTTCTGGCTTGGGGAATGTAGCTTTCTGTGGTGCATTCCCCATAAAAAAAAGTGTACGCTAGTTGATAATGTGTGTCAATAATGTGCCCAGATAAGATTTTGTAAAAAAATGGACTTCTTGACATTGCAGAACATATGTTCTATAATTGCGCCATCGCTACCGGAGTGCGGACTCCATCGGGGGGATTTGAATGGAGACTGAATTTTACAGGAAAGAAATTATTGAGATGATCCGGGAGATTAAACGGACGGATATCTTGATATACATTTACAAGCTGACTAAAGATGTGATTCTGGAGGATTGCAATGATGAAAAAGGATTGCAGAAATAAGCCGAAATCTATATTTTCTCGATTTTTTCAAAGAAAACAGAAAGATTCCGGCATTGACACAAGCGTCGAAGGATTCCGATATGTTGGAATCAATCTGACAGAAGAACAATATCAAGACCAACATATCGTTGATGAGTGGGAAACGAGATTCTATCCCTGTTTTCAACATGATGATTCTGTTGAAAATTTTAGGGCTGTTGCCACCCGAAATGATATGTGAGGTAGGCAATAACCAGACCGGCAACGATGGTGGCGATGATTTCCGCGAGGAATTTCAGCGAAAGTTTGGAAAATTCAAAGAATGATTTTTTGATTGTTTTGGAGAGGAGATGAGGCCGATGAGAAAGCCGTATTGCATGGATGAGGACAAAGCACATAGAACTTTGCAGGATTTTGTGGAGCAAATGGCTGTAGGAATCGCTCATGAAGTGGTAGATGGCGAGAAAATTGAGAAGATACAAAACGAATGCAAGATACTCAATTCTCTCACCGAAGCGTTAAAAGCAATCAAAAATTAACGTCTTGTCCGAAATGGATTTGATACTGCTTCTACCTTGGCTAAATCTGGTTCTGGTAACGAATTAACGGTTTCTGAATAGTATTGGTCGTACAGTTTCTTGAAATCATCAAAAGAATTATCGAAACCACAAATTTTGGCAACGGCATAAAGAGAAGCGTATTCTTTATCTCCCATAATATTCACCTCCTATCTTGTCAAAGATTTTACTGAAAGGATACAATGATGGACATGGATTACAAAAATCATGATTGCACTGTTTACGATATGAACAATCAAGGCTCTTTCCAGTGCCTTGCTATCGCTAGGACGGAAGAAGCGAAGAAGGAACTGGAAAGCAGGGGGTATCTGGCATTCTTTACACCAGATATGCATGGGACTAATTGCTGGATTCTAGTTCGGGATAAATCGGAGGTTGATTTCCCTCCCATTCAAGATGAACCCAAATGTAATCATTGCTAGGGAATCCGGTTGAGATTCCACGAAATGTCCAACCAACATTTTCATATTTGGCTATGAGTTCGCTTCTCTGCTGCTGGGTTAGTCCGGCACAGTTGATAGTTTTACCTTTTTCCATATCTACACCTCACTAAGCACGTTTATTGTTTCAATAACGTGCTTTTTCTTTCTGTCTGACAGTTCCATGTATTTTTCCAATGCATTCAGCAGCTCTTTGTCGTGCCGGATCGCTACCCAGAGATCGGCTTGCGCTGACAAATCTACCTTGGGTTCTTCTCCGGTCAGAAGGTAATCTGTGCTCACGTTGAGAAAAGCTGCAATTTCTTTAATTCTACTACTTGGAATATCTTTTGCTTTTGCTAGGGAACCATTACTGTATTTTAATGTTTGCTCTAGTGCAGTGATGCTGATGCCCTTATTTTCTCTGCATAGTGTTTTTATGCGTTCTAGTACTGTCATACAATCACCCCTTTGAAAAACTAGAAGAAAATCTACAAAAGTGCTTGACAAACTAGAACATAATCTATATACTATCCTTATCAACTAGAAAATGTTCTACAAAAAGAATAGAAAATAGAAGTAATCGCCCGCCACGATACAGGAGTCTCCGGACTGCTGTGCCATGGCACTGACACG